TTAGGAACGGTTCGCGGTGGTTCAGCTCAAGCAAAAGTCCAAGCAACAAATATGGAAAAGGGTGCTTTGAGTGCATTGATGCCGTTCCTGAGTAGTGAATTAACTCTTGAGCAACAGCTGGCAATAGCAAGGCAGGTGAATACAGGTAAGACAAAGCAGAAATCTCTTGTAATCATGGAAGCAGCTAATGTTACTCATCACAATGTAAAGGCTACACAAATGGATGGCAGGGCAACGATGGAAGCTGCATTCGCTTATGCCGCAGCCCAAGCACCAATCAAAAACCTAACAGCCGCAAAGAAAGGACTGACCATGACCACTACCAGGTTGACTGGTGTGCTTGCTCTAAGCTCGATGGCTTTGATGTTCTTCCCTGAAAACGAAGACGCTATGCAAGCAAGTATGATTCTGATGACCCTTTCAATGGTTCCAATGATTGTCTCAATGATGTCGTTCAAGACCACTACCGACGGTGCTACTGTGTCTTTACTTAGCTTCCAATCTGTTGCGTCTGGAGGACTCGCGCTTGGTATTGGTGTTGCTGCGATACTCGGTGCTATGGCCGTTGCTACTATGTTGATGGACAACAGTATGGGTGATTTATCCGACAGTACTGATCAATTAGCAAGTGATTTGAACGGAATACAGGATGAGTTTAGTGATTTTACCTTCGCTTTGGATAACCCAACGACAGGTGCTATTCCTACAATGCAAGCCTTTGGTGATGCTACTGCTGATTCAATGAACAAAGCACAATCCTCTGTCAAGGATTTCATGAGTGCGCGGCAAGAATTGTTCTATGGATTTAGTGCTTCTCGAATGCAGCAGTCCTTGTTCAAAGAATTGGTGAACCAGGGTGTCGGTGAACTTTACTATCGATCTGAAATCACTGTGAACAACAATTTCTTCGGACTAACCGCCGATGAAATGGTCGATAAGATTACTACTTCTGTGATGAATAATCTCAATACTTCGGTTGGGTGATCAAGTGCGCGATGTGTCTCTTAAGTTTCCTGTATGGCTGGCTGGTTACTATGAAGACATGAACACCCTTCGTGGTGTGTATGAGGGTCAAGATTACGCAAGTTCAACCACTTACGATAACCGACTTAACTCTCACTTTGGTAATCCTAACTCAATATCAACCATGATTGGTTCTGCTAGATCCAATGCGCGATTTAACTTTGTAGCAACAGATAGAAGCAACAGCCCAGATCACAACGAAGCACCCGCTGATTGGCTTACCTTCAACCCATATTCGTTACTTCCTAACTTCTACGAAGGACGCGCTCAAATGGTGCTACCAGATAGCATAGGAGACATAGCTTCAGGAGCTTTCTTAGCACAGCCTGTCAGAGCTGACTACGTTAGATATGCTTCCGGTCATAACACAAAGGACACATATTGGTCAAGAGCTAATAATAACCACGATGTCGATATAGCCGAAGCTGGTTCACCGCAAGCGAAGAACATATCGAGTTATCATCAAACAAACATCGCTGGTGTGATGACTGGTGAAACACCTCGCGCTGGTGGTGCTGGGCCGATCTATGTGCCATACGCTTATCTTAGTCATATCACCTCACCATCAGGACAGCCTTTTTTCATTCATAGATTCAATCGACGAGTAGATGATTGGGTGGAGTTTGCCTCTATCGCCAACGATGGATCTGGAAAGAAGAAATACACAATAGCTACCGCGGCTCATGTTAATGGCGAAGGGCTTCACTCAAGCGACGAGTGGTATATTTTCAATGTGCAAACAGTTACTAAAACCTCGATTACTGTAAGTTTTACATCTGGTGCTACCTTTGTAGATATCCCAAACGGTGATCTCGACAATCTACTACCACTTGACCCAGGTGTGGCTATGACGAATCCAAACACAACAACAGCAACAGCTGTACACGCAATTGGTATTGGTAGTGATACATACTACTACAAAACACTCGCCGCTGTTAGCGGTGGTTACAGATTTACTTTAGATCCCGCTCGTCATGGATCTGGGCTTACTCAAAATTACACCAATCCAGCATTACAGGTGTTTTGTGATAAGCAACAGCTAGATCAAAACCAAACAGATGTGTTGCTTTACAATCAATCATCAAGTGGAACCCCTTCAGGTTTTCGTGTTTTACCAACACAAGGAACTAGTGCTACATCTGAGCCACCTCTATGTAATCGACTATACATTGATGATAATAGTAGTTCAATCAACATGATACGAGGCCCACAGTTTGATGTTGCTTCAAGTACTACAAGTTCTAGCACATCTGGGCCTTCAGGAACCACAGGAACGTATTACATTTACACTATCAAAGTTAGAAGCGGTCAGCTGCCGTCTGATGTAACTATACCTAAAATTGGTGATAACCGAGCTGATGGTAATCCGTTTTACAACAAAGCACCATTAAGAGATCTCAATGTGAATGATTACATTCAGGTAAAAGACAGTAGTGGATTCCTCACTACCCCAGAAAAAATAACAGCGATAAGCACAGGCGCACACGCCATGACAATAACTACTGATGCCACATACAGTGCTACAAGCACAGGGTTCCTTCGTTTCAGCACGTATGGGTCTTATGTCTTGAGTAGTGGTAGGCCAATTGACGGTTTATTTGGGTTTGAATCTGTAATGGTAGGTGATGTCGAGCTTAACGCACAAGGTAGCGATGGGGAGTGTTTTACGATAAGGATGGCGACACAATCATTCGATAACGCCACAGGTGCAACACCAGGACACGCTGATCCCGTTTATGTTCTAAATGTAGGTTACAACAGAAACGACACTGACTTTGATCTGAACGAAAGAGGTAACATGGCTGGTAAGCTCCCAGCTGTTAGTCACAAGTTTAGACCGAAGGACGGTACTGGATTACCTGCAAGTAGAACACGTTTGTTCCTAGAATGGAATGGGACTACGAACAATAACTACACTCACGATCAAATATGGTTTGATATTGATGTTCAATTCGACTTCACCAATCAAAAATACCAGATCTTCGTAGATGGTACAGAGGTTGGGGCTGCAACGCCTTTCAATGCTAAAGCAGACGGTTCTAACTGGGCTGCTACTGATATGTACGGATGGAGTTTGGGTGTTCAAGTGTTTGATTCATTTCACGAAGCAAACAGCGAGTCGTTATACTTAGGCTACCCAGCATCATATAACGATCCAGGCACACACTCTGTCTTTACTTTGGTAGAGCGAGCTGGGTGGTGCTACCGTCTTACTAACCGTCTGATTGCTAACGATGCCGCCTTCGCACCTAACGCACCTAACGCTGATTTCTTGATCGACAATCTAAACCTAAAGAGTCAGGTTGATTCAATAAGTAGTTTAGAAATTGAGGTTCATGACGACGCTAACGAGCTTGGAATGTCTGCTCTTTTCAGTAACGCACCAGATTGGAGTATTCTTCTGTTTCGAGAGAATGATCACAGGCCAATCTGGAAGGGTTTGATTAGTGATGCTGACTTCTCTCAATCATCTTCTCAAAAGACAAAGGACGTTAGGATAAGAGCAAGAGATAGTTTAGCTGAAATGGAGTTTCAATTTCCATATTTCGATCTGGGACAAGAGGAATCAGGACCGTCCTTACAATCCGTGTATCGACAGTATGAAATCGCATCATACTCAAGGGCGTTTGATTTCGGAACCAGTAGTTTGTTGAATCTAAATTATACTGTTGGTTTCGATGAAGAAGCTAAAGATAGCAACGACCGCTATCGTGCAAGATATGATCAACGTATGCGTATGTTTTCCGCACACCCTATTCAGATGTACCTAAACGAAGATAGTAACGGGCCTAACTTTGTGGAGGACAATTGGGAAGTGTCTCGAAAGATAGATTACATAGCACCAAGCGGCTCTACAAAGACGGAGATTTTCATGACTAGCGATGGCGAAAACGACACAACCTATGCCGATAACGCCGACTTTACTGTGGGTAAAGAAATCAACATAGCAGGTATGTGGAAAAACAAGGGGATCCCTAACACTGGCGCAAGAAAATCATTACCTCAACTTGACGAAGGCGGTTACTTGTCTGTAACGCATGGGGGTAATAGTGTGGCTACACCACACAACGACTACTTAGGAGCTATAGCGATAGACAGTACTGGGACTACCGCCAATTCATTCATAATCGACAAAGCCTGGTCCAGATCCTTGAAGCTGGCTAAATTAGAAAACGCGAGTGGTTATTTGAAAATGAGATTAGAACCTATTAGTTCTAACAGATATGAATACATGGCTGGAACTACTTCTCAAAGAGAACAGGCTATCATAGCTCGTAATCCAGTATTGAGTTCGGCTAATGGATTAGAAGTAGTTCGGTTCTATGTTCAACCAAATGCGGGAGCGGCTGGTTCTTACGCTGCAGCTGCTAATCTTCCGTCTGAGGTATATACCTCATCAGCAATTACTTTTGAATCAACAGGCACCAGGGACTATGCTGTTGAGATCACAACAACAAAAACGGTAGCGAGCTTACCTTCCGCTTTACAGACAGCTTTGGGTAGTGGTGCTGTCGGTGCTGCATTGAAAGATATAGGAGATGTACTTGAAACGGATCTAGGATTTGTACACATAAAGGACTCGACATCATCATATCGTAACCATCATGTGAGATGGATGAGAGATATACCTCAGTCGCTTTGGTTTCAGAAAATCTTCGGTAAGATCCGACGTTACCCGTTCGGTTATACAGATACAACTGGGTTTTCTAACTGCGCTCTTACTACTCTTGAAGCTAATTTCAATACAGGTTCAGATACGACGGTTACTGTTGCTGATACCTCTAAGTTCCCGACAGCGGGTGTTTGTGAAATATGGACATTAAACCCATACACACTGAATCTATTTGGTAGAACAAACGCTAGATTGCTAACCTCATTTGTCTATAACGGTAAGACAGCCGGTAGTAACCGTTTGGACAATGTTAAGTTCGCAGATACTAATCAGGGAATCATAGCCTCAACAGTGGGTGAAGCCACTAATCGTTACGTCGTATGTCGAGATATTAGTGGTGATTACAAACACATATGGGTGCTTTGGGCCGACATGAGAAACGATGGGTCAGCTGACGCTGATGGAGGCACTAGAAAGGAAGATTTCGGTCTTATTTACCCACTAAAACAGAACTACAAAGCAAGTATGGTTTGGGCTGCGACAGGACAAGAGTTTGTTGATCTCAAAATAGGTGATGAGATAGATATCTGGGCTGTTTCGGCGGATAAAGATCCAGCTACTACTACTGCCTGGTCTGATAATCCGACAGCTCTCATGATTGATTATGGACAAAGAGGCACTAACACAATACGTCTTAGAGGCAACAGGTCAGATGATACAGAGACAATTACTTCATATCACAATTGGGAAAACAAGGCTGGTGCTTTTATCATATGCGACATGAGTAAGTTCTTCAATCTCAACACTGAAGCTAATAATGGTAGAGTCGGTCAGGACGCCGGTGGGCTTCGCACCCTCGATAAGCTCCTTGTTGAAAGCGAGGGCTTCCCTATGCTCATCGACAACTTTTGGTATCAAGCATCAGCAAATGATGAAACCGCAGGTAATCCTGTTCCAAAGGATCTAAATCAATACCAATGGCTTACAGCCCAAACAACACTACAACGAGATGTAGTTCAGACAGGTATAGGGGCTGCTACTCTTACTCAGAATCTTGCTGCGTCAGATACCGAGATGTTCGTATCGACTAACGCCCCATTCTTGAGTTCAGGTTCAGTGGTTATCAACGGAGATACTATCGCGTACACAGGTCGTGGGGGATCACTCGCTAGTATTACTTTGGGTAGTAAAGGGGCTGGTTATCCAGCCGCCGGAGGAACCTGGACTACTACTGGTGGTGGTGGTTCAGCTGGTGCTGGCACTTACGCTACTGAAATGGAAATTGCTTCTATGGCTATAAGTAACGGAGGTGCTGGGTATGGTGCTTCTAAGACAGGTATTTGGTGGGCAGACACAGGACAAGCAACAGGAACTTACACGACTAATGGATCTGGAGTGATTACTGCTGTTGCTATAAGTGGATCTGGAACTCGAAATGATTTCTATACATCAGCACCAACAATAACTATCGATCCACCAACAGGACAGACACCCACCACTAACGCTGTATTCACTCCTACTTTAGCTACCACAGGTCGTCTAAGTACCGTTGCCATAACTAACGTCGGTAAAGGTTACGATCAATCAGGAGGTTCTATGATTACTGCGGTATGGAGCGGATCACCTTCAACTTCTGCTAACGCTCGGTTTGTGAATAACTCCGACCAGCTTACGGGTGTTACAGGTATCGCAACAGCACATACGTCCGGCGATGCGGTACAATCAGCAAGCACTAATACGACGATGGAAGTATCTGACACATCAGGGTTCCCTGCGGCTATGGGGGCTAATCTGTTTAGTGCGGCAGGTATTGCTGGTAAAATCGAAGCGGTTACGACAGATGCTCAAGGTAACGAAAGCACAACAGAATACGTCTTTACCTACACAGCGAAGACATCTACTTCATTCACAGGTGTAAAATATCGCCAGATCCGCAGCGGTGAAGATATAGATACCGCAGCTTTGGGCGTTATCAATAATGATGCTTTTACTATGAGTGGCGTTCCAACAATGAACGCCGCCGGAACTGTGATCCGTAGCTCATTAGGGTCTAACTTCCCAATGGGCTTCATGCTCAAGCTTGAAGGTAAGATAAAAACACCTAACGGTGGCTCATTTTACGAACATGATAAGATTAGAATCTATCAGGTCAGCTCACTCATCAATGATTGGTTTAAGCAGTTAATTATGCCAGCTTTGTCTGACTTCAATAACGTACCAATCATGCACGATTTCAACGTCGATGGTAACACATCAGGAGCGGGAACTGTTGAGTCGTTTGGATCTGTATTAGATGCAAGGGGTAAGTCGGTATTATCCACTCTTAGAACGGTAGGTGCATCTTCCGGTGTTGGGGATGGAAGCTCGACGATTACAATGAACTACATGATGGGTCGAGACAATAGAATGGAGCTACGACCTAACTACAATGCTGGGCATAATTTCACTCGCAACAATCTCAAAATATCTGATTTGAAAACAGGCAAGTCGAACACCTTTACTCACATTCGAGTGTATTACAACGGTGGTCAGTCCTTCGTGGATCACCCACAACAATCTTACAATTCGCGTAATAGAGTCAAAGTGGTGAATGCGATAGAAGTCGCATCGTATGAACAGGCTCTTGCTATTGCGAAGCGTGAGTATCAGACAAGGAAAGATCCAGCTTTTAGTTTGGAATGTCAGGTTCTTCGGCAGAGTGGGGCGAGTCAAAGGGATGGCCCGATGCTTGCTGATGCTAAGTATGGGTATATCGCTGACCCATACGTTGTGCAAACAGGGCCATATTACGGTCTTAATCAACACGCAAGCGGTGGTGGTGGCACATTAGCCGTTGGATCTAGCGATGCTATCAATCATGCTTTTGCTACTCAATCAGTAGGTTACGGTGTTCAAGTGGTGCATATACCTCAAGGAATGCCTTCTGTAAGTGAGACAAGTGGAGAGGAACTTCGTATCTTTATTGCTGATGCTGTCGCATCTTTACCGGCCAGCACCAGGCTTAGTGATGATGCCGTTGATACTAAGAAGTTCAGGATATTTTTAGCGGATTACTCATTCGTAAATAGTGCGTCTGGTGGCGGATCACTCGCACCACTGAAAAAAGCTGATCAAGAAGGAATAGAGGAAATAACAGTCAAGGGCAACGGTTTCTTTGAGATAGCTATACCCGCATCATACTGGTCGGCTGGTAACGCTGCAGGTTACAAGATTGTGCTATCAGTAAATGCTGACTACCTAAACGCAGTTGGAAGACACGCCGGAGGCACAAATTACGGCGGTAACGCTTTCGCTAATCAAAACTCAAGTTATGTGTCCGTATCAACGGGTAGTTTGCCTACTTTTACGAATGTGAACACAAGCTCGGCGTTTCCTTTGGGCATTCGAGATTATTCAGATCGAGGTGATCTCTATGTTTTCCGTAGTGTTTTGTACGCCCCACGATTAAGAATAACAGATGATGTGAATTACACAGTAGGAACTTATGTGACTTATACAGACAATCGTTTAGCGTTATCTAATCAGGTTATGTTTATTCAAAGTGTGGAGTATAGTTATAGTGCTAAAAGTTTGGATAGAACTACTTTGAGGCTTGAGAAGGAGCTAAATCGTATTCCAAGCGGTATAGCTGGCTATCTTCTACCAAACGTATTCGACGATAGAGGTGCTGGTGGCGGTGGTACTGGTGGCGGCGGTGGCTCAGGAGGATCTGGAGGGGGAGGATTCCCTGGCGGTGGTTTAGATGGGCCAGGATTCCCAGGAGGCGGATTGCTACCTCCGCCTGGGTTTGGACCGGACGGAGGTTATCTTGGACCGCAACAGGGAACATATACCGGACAGGGAGGTATTGTGGGTGAGCTTGGTTCTGTTAAAACACCGTCTTTGGGAGGTAATGTTCAGAGATTGAACAGAGACACAGGAGAACAGCAGTTTGGGCAATTAGGGGCGCATACTTCACCTGAAATGGGTTCTAACAACATAACAAAGAACATGACAAACAAAATCAACGATACGATGAGAATGGACTCTTTAGTACCTAACGCAATTCAAGGATTACCAGGTCAAAAACCTCCTATCAAGATCGATCCGCGTATCAGAGCGATTGAGGGTATCGACACTAAGTTCTTGTCGAGCGAAGGACAAGCATCAGAAACAGCTGACGGATGGATGCTACCTGGTGCTTCTCAGCTCGACGACAGTGAGGCTACTACAAATCAAGTGAACTCTCTGTCTGTTCAGGCTACCTTACCTACTGATGTCGCTACACCAAATGTCGGTGTTACAGCCACAGTTTCATGTGATCTCGGACCCGCGAGTGATAAGGTCGTAGAACTAACCACTACTGTAACTTGCCCTGATACCGGAGATACATTAGAGAATGTTGTTGAGATTAGCGTTGCGAGTTCAATAACACGACAGCAAGTAGCACTTCTCCCATTGATGAAGTTCGATGCGGCTAACACAGCTGGTAGGAGCTTACAGATTACAATCACTCGAAAGCCAGATCAAGGAAACGACACAGCAGATTATTCTGCACTTACCATACATAACATACAGGTTGAATCTAAAGCCCACAACAATCAGGGAACAGCGACTAATCAAAAGGTGCAAGCGTTCACTGGAACAGAACAAACAACCGACGACACAGATGAACTAAATCTCGACATACGATCCGATGCTAGTCCAATATGAACTCATCGCGTAGATTTAGAATACGACGAGCTACTGTGCGACTAACACCGCTGGTTTCCATCAATTGTTTTTGAGTAGTGGATGCTTTCATTACATTTTTCAAGCTCCCTAAGCGAACTAATATGTCCATAGCTATACGCTCGCTAACACCAGGGACACCTGAAAGTGCAAGGATCTGGGGGTTGGTAGATGCCTTCGGTGTCTTACGAACAGCGCGAGCCGTAGTAAGTCGTTGTGATATTTCTTGTTGCTTGTGAACTCGACATACCCACTCGACGAAGTGATCCATTGTGTCCACTTGCATGAATTGAATCTGGGGGAAGCGAAGATACAGTTCTTGCTTGAACTGTTTAATGACAGCATGAGCGCGAGCTATGTCGTCCTGTGGGCGACTGCGCCTATTTTTAGATGGGTTATACACCTTAATCTTAGAACCATACACAACAAGCATAGGTCGCTCAAAAGCTTCTACCAGATCCGCAAGCTGGGCGTTGATTGTTCGAGAACGACCGATACCGAGAATAGATCTCCATAAGTCGTTTATTTCCTTAGCCTCGATGCCTATATCCCCAACGATATAGTCAGCTGACTGCAGCCTTCTAACCTCAGCCTTACCGTTTGGATCGTGTTCCTTATCACCCAAAGCTATCAAGAACTTCGTGATTACCTTTTCATTTTCTCGATCATCAATTATCAGTGTCATTTTTCTTCGTCCTCCGCCTGTATAAATAGTGCTTCAGCACCACATTCTGAACATTGTAAATTAGTAACAAGACCTTCACCTCTCATACAATAATCTTCGCGGGTGTGATCCCCACCCCAAATCAATTTGCCACCACAAAACCAACAAGTAGCGACCATAATGCTACTGGATCGAGGTTTTGAACTTGAATGCTTGCCCTTTACAGCTGGACTGTGCCATCATATCGCCAGCATTTACCTTTGCACATACCTTTACCTGCGAACCATCTGCAAGAAGGCGTAGTTTTCATTTCGATAATAGAAGCTAAATGAGTACGTGTGGTCTGTTCTCGAAAGTCACGCCAATTGAGATCCTTGATGTAACCAACAGCAGCGTCTATCACCGCTTCTTTTTCATCCCCACTCATTTGAGCTGGGTCTGAGAAGTTTCGTAAGTTTTCGACAAGGTGTTGCCCAAAAGCTACCCTGACAAAGTGTTGTGGGTTTTCAGTGTGTATAGCGTCTAAGCAAGGCATCATAGGTATTTGATCTGCGCTTACTACGTCGCCAAGCATAGTTTCGCCTATCTCGGTGTTGTTTGTTTCAGGTGGATTATCTGCGACCCATCTAACTAAGCTGAATGATGAGGTTTGTTTCTTGAATGGGTTTAGGTGCGATAGAGTTCGATCTGGTGTTTTGGGTATCTCATAACCAAGCGGGTCAGCTGCAAACCGTTCAGGGTCTATCACAACAGCCCATCGTCCTCTCTTTGGGTTGAGTGTGTTAGGTACTCGACATAATCTATCGACAGTGCCTATACAATCAAGTGTGCTTAGATCTTGAGCCATTTCTCTTTCATATCGTGTAAGCTCAGAAGGCCATCTGTCGCCAATCACAGGTTCTCTAAGGATCTGGTGAACGTGAAATCCACGACCTGTCGCTACCGCGAGAACTGTGCCATCTAATCTCTTGATTAGCTCCGCAGCGTCCCTCTTCACCTGTGGGTCATCATCACCATCAAAATCCCACCAGGCTCGGTCGATTACAGCGGAATTGTGATCGTAGGTCATCTTGTAGCCATTCCACTTCATATCGTTAAATGAGTATAAGCTGGTGTAGCAAGCCGACTTATCTCTAAGTGTGTTAATGATACGGTTGAAGTCGTCTTTGCTTTCGCACTTAGACCTCTTGAGGCCCACCTCTCTTGGAAATCGCATCACGACACCATCTGAACGTGATCACAAGACGCACAGGTAGCAAATACTTCGAGGTAAGCGTCATGCCCCTCTTCTCCTTGCACCACCATTCTTTGATGATGATCTAGCCATTCAGGGTTTTGGTCGCCACATTTCATACATTTCATTCTTCTTCGCCCCCACGATTTACAAACGCTCCATGTTCCGGTAAAACATTGTCGTATTTAGCAATTTTTTCTTTCGTTTCTTTACTTAACGATGTCTTATGCCCACATAAAGGGCAGTTAGTAACAAGGAAAAACCCTTCTTTGTCAGAGCCAAATCCTATCCAAAACCCAGTAACAGGACAAGATCGAACTCTACATCGAGCTTCAGCACCCCATATGAAAATCATACGTTGTGGATCATATTTCCTCATATCGAGCTAACTCCTGTCATCAGTTCGGTATCACAGCTAACGGTGTAATCGCACCACTGAGTACAGAAGTATTCATTCCAATTGATAGGCCAATCATGATTCTTGATACCATCCACAGAAGCATGGAGATCTCTTTCCATACCTGATATACTTCTATTCGTAACAGGCTCTACAATAGCGGCCCCCTGGATCTGGCCCAAATACACATCGCGGGTCTGTCGCTTTTGATTGAGTAAAGAAGTAACGAACTTAGCATCGACGCAATCAGGAGCTATCACAGCATAATGTGTTATTTCTTCGGTAGCGTAGTCAGGGTGCAGTAAAAGCATTCTACGATAGAAGGCCAGTTCTTTACGGAACCGGCTCATCTTAGAAGATGTGAGGTTGCCTGTCTTGAGTTCTACTAAGATAAGACCGCCTTCAGGATGACGCCAAATACCGTCGATAATACCACGAAGCTCGCAAGCAAGCTCGTCGTCCCAAACCGAAAACTTCTGTTCCACACCCACGATTTCAATACCGTCCGGCCCCATATCTTCTTCAATAAAATCCATGAGTTCGCCCAGGGCAACAATACCTTCGTCTGCTGTGATTGGTAATCGAGAGAGGTATGTGCCTGGCGTATCATCTTTCATTACGTCTTCAAGAAGCTGATGTATCTCAGTTCCTCTTGCAGCTGCAGGGCTTTTGGGCTTTTCCAGATCATACAATGCGATATAGTCCATGTAATACTGACGAGGGCATCTAAGATACGTCGTAAAAGACGATTTTGAAACACGCAGATTAGCGTTTTCAACAGCTGGATCGTAACTACTCTTGAACGTCATCCTTCTTCTTCCCCTTCGTCTTCTTTGGGGCAGGGGTAGTTAAATCGATGACTTCATCCCAATCAGCATACTTCTTGGCTTCTGCTAAGGACATTCCTGTTAGAGATCTACCTTCAAAGCCTGGGCATCGGCATCCCGCTAAGAATACCTCCGCATCATCGGACTTTTCAGCCAGCCATTCTTCGACCAGCTTACGTTCGGTACACCATAACAGAACTGCCATCACTCTTCACTATCCCCGCCTGACTCTTCAATGTGTGTGTCTTGAGTAGGTGGCGGCACAAACTCAACACCTGTCGCATTACATAGGTCTTGTAGCATTCCTTCATGACGAATCGCATCATTGTGAGATCCGGCCCATAATAGGCGTAGTATCTCTTGGATTTCGCCAACAGCTCCCTCTAAGTGTTCTAACTTTGTCTGAACTTCCTTCATAGTCAGCTTACGGCTGCGCGACATGAACATACGAAATCATTCAAGTATATCAACCCTGTTTATTTTTATCCTTATTTACACTAATATCGCGTGGCGGAGAGTAATCTCTATCAGCTACTCGAAATACGCCACAGTGCATATTGCCGTTGATTTTATGATTATTGTAACCACACACTCGCTTTATCCCACAATTAGAACAGACGCGCAAGCACTTTCGCGGCATCAAACCCACTCCATATCTTCGATTTTTTCATTGACTTTGGATATAGAACGAATACGATCTGGAATAAACTCGGCGTATTCAGGATTAAGCTCGCACAGAATAGCTTCTCGACCATGAAGTAAGGCTACACCAGCTGTTGTCCCAGATCCACCGAACGGATCTAGGACTACTGAAGGAACGATAGGATGCTCATCAAGAGGGAGATCACTATGATAGACCAACATTGTTCTAACCTTTTCTTTGGTGGCTGACTCAATCATCCTTCGTTTTACGTCGCTTGCGCCTTGAGCCATAGCTGATTCGTAATCTTTCAAGTTAGATCCGCCGTAATTACCTTTTGAGTCAGCACCCCACCCAGTTTCAAGAAGTTCCTTTTGACTCATCTTAGGGGGTATAACCACTTCTTCTCTTACGAGCTTACCATGACACTCACAGTTAGGACGCCAGGTATCTAAGTTCTTGCCGGTGCTTGAAATGAACTGATCTGTACCAGCTCTGACCCAGGGTTCTCCGCAATCAGCACAGCATCCTTTAGCACTACTACCAGCTAACACGCATGGTTCTATCAGTTCCGGCGGATATACAGCAAAATGCGCCTTTGGGAAGGATTGGGGGTTTATGTGCCAAACATCACGCTTATTCCTGTTGTTTTCACCTTCTTTGATAGCCTCATGATCGTAGAAGTAATGCTTGTTCTTAGTTAGCATAAAGATAAACTCATGCGATCTGGTGCATCTGTCTTTAACAGGCTCCGGCATACACTTCGGCTTCGCCCAAATAATATCCTGTCGAAGATACCATCCATCGGCTTGAAGTGCAAAAGCTACACGCCAGGGGATGCCAATGAGATCCTTCGGCTTGAAGTTATTACCTGTCTTACGCTTGAACGACTTGCCCCCATCCTCATGATAGTTATTGAGATGAGGTCGAAATCGTGAGTTTGTCTGATGACCTCCATTTGAACCGGCGTAAGAGTCGCCCAAGTTAAGCCATAGAGTGCCTGTTGGTTTGAGGACACGCCACACTTCTTGAAATACTTGAACCATGTTTTCAATGAAAGCTTCGGGTGTTTCTTCTAACCCGATTTGATCGTCGTTTCCATAATCTCGAAGGCCGAAGTAAGGCGGTGATGTAACACAACAATCTACTGATTCATCAGGTAGCTCGGAGAGAGTTTCACGGCAGTCGCCTAAGAGGATCTTAACACCCTTCATTCCTCTTCACCTTCCCATGAATATGTTTTCTTAGAGTAAGCAGCTGCATAACCCTCTCTCCATTTTTCGTAGCATTTCTCACACCAACCATGAATCGACATCATCATAACTTCATTGTCGCATCCTTCTGTCATGCATTTCATTATAACACGAAATGATCTCATAACCACTCAGCTACTCCTTTCTTACCTATACCTTCAAACTCCAGATCCTCAACAGCCTGTATTCTTTCTCCAAGCCATCTCATAAGAGGCACAGCCATACTGTTACCCATAGCCTTGAAACGATGTCCATCTGGACAATCCTCTCTCGCCTTTCCTTTCCATTCAATTAGAGTATAGTTATCAGGAAATCCCTGGAGCCTTTCACACTCAATAGGTGTGAGGCGTCTAACTCTCATGGTAGATTCGATCATAGCTGTGTTTGTGCGTACATCACTCGCGGTCATATCGTGTGCTGTTAATGTACCAACGGCATCAGCTTCTCCCCAGGTTTCGTGATCGGTTTCCGATTGGGGTCTTCTTATTTTTCTAAATGGTATAGTTTCACCAGCTTGAGCTACAAACGGTTTCATACGACTACCGGCTGACGCCATCAGACCCTTGACTTCTTCATTGAGAGAGATAACCTCATCTCGCTGATTAGCAAAGAACGACAGGACACGGGGTTCAGCCACAGCTGGTGAGGTCGGTACAGCTCCGTTAGCTTTCAACGTAGGAGCCACTTCTTCGTATATCCCATAGTTCTGTCCAAAAGTATGATCGAATGCGACCAGATCAGTGCCGTCTTTGTAATCCCTTGCTTTCAAAGTGCTAGCTGTCTCATCACAGGCGTAGTCACCAAAAGCACGTAATCTCGCACCTACTCCTTTTGCTGAGACAAGTTCGCTTGATTGTCCAACGCCATTTGTAGTAGGTGGGGCAGTGTCTTGCCTCGACGGGACGCTCGGCGCAGAATCCCCCGACAAGCTCGTTCGCTCAAATAGTACCGCTGCGGGACGTCGCCAATCTCCAGAAGCGTGTCCGACAACAAACAAACGTCGGCGTCTTTGGGCCACTCCGAAGTAGCGAGCGTCCAAGATTCTCCAGGCGCAAGAATACCCGATCCGCTCCACTTCTGCGAGGAAGGTTCCAAAATCCCGTCCTTCGTCTGATGACAAGAGACCAGGGACGTTTTCAAAGAGAAACCACTCCGGTCGAATATCTCGAACAATGCCGAGATAGTGGAGGGCCAAGTTCCCACGCGGGTCATCCAATCCAAGTCGTTGTCCCGCGACTGAGAAGGATTGGCATGGTGATCCCCCGACGACGAGATCGAGCTGTCCGGCGTATTGTTTCCAGTCATGCTTAGTCACATCTCCCACATTCGGAACTGTCGGGTAGTGGTGAGCAAGGACTTCTGATGGAAACTCGTCGAACTCTGCGAAGATTTGAGGCTTCCAGCCGAGAGGTTCCCAAGCGACTGTTGCCGCTTCGACTCCGCTGAATAGGCTTGCGTATCGCACAAACAAACCCACTGGGACCATCCATATAAATCATCTGTATAATCAAAGCCACTCAGCCTCCGGTGGGAGTTCTAAGCTGGTTCCCATATCTGTTTCAACGAGATCAGCTTCGCTCCAATGGGCCATTCTTGCGGTAGCTATATCGGCATACTCTTGAGATATTTCACAGCCGATAAAGTCGAATCCTTCAAGCAAAGCCGCAATACCTGTTGTTCCAGATCCTAAGAACGGATCGAGAATCTTACCTCCTGGTGGCGTTACTAACCTACACAAATACCGCATCAGTGCGACAGGTTTCACAGTGGGGTGTATGTTCTTTCTAAGCTTATTACCTCGGTTACGTGGGTTATCTGAACCAACACCTGTCGTATCTTTTCTATCAGTAACTTGAGCTGATTCAAAATCTTCTAAACCAGCTTCTCTTTCTTTTCTTGAAGCCTTAGCACAATAAAAGAATCTTGCAGCTGACGTATCGACATCATCAAACCCTGGGTGTGCGCCCCCACCCATACCCTCTCCGTACACTTCGTTCTTATTGTTGGGTATGTATTCTTCGTGGTGCATATTCACAGCCGATGAGTGTTTGGTATCAGGGAACTCGTCTCGAACTTCATCACTACCATCATGGATCACATTCGCAGGGTATCTACCTGAAGGTGATCCTGTCTTTACATTCAAAAAGAATCGAGATGCACCTCCTTGATCGTTAAACCCATGTGTTTCAGAACCTCCCTCCCCATGTATCTTACCTACCATCGTTAATTTCTCGCCTTCTTGCTTATTTTTTCGCACCGCATCACTACTTCTACTCGTACCACTTTGTTCATCAAGCATCTCACCAGCTTCTCCATCAAGAATAACATTAGCTGGAAAGCGACCATTTTCATGAGCTTCAGTTTCAGTTCCTTCTGATTCGCCCCAATGACCTTTCACTGATTTACGATTAGTATTCTTTGCATGATCCTCGCCCGCCTTTATTCTGCAATCGTCGATATTGATTGCGCCCGTATCATGTTTGAGGACATTGTTGGGTATATTATTTTCAGATATGGGCTTACGAGCTAACACGCATGGCTCATGAGCTGGTTTGAGAGCTGTTCCCCAACCTTCCCACTTCTTAGCGTCATCAGTAGCGGGTGCTGTAATCCTTGAGTCGTTACCTTTACCATTGAAATCAATAGCACTGTTCTGTTCTCTATCGTTAGGGTTTGGGCCGAGATCTACTCTTTCAGCCCCTGCAGCTTTGTCTATTGCTTTTGATATATTGAGCGACTTAGGAAAACCAGATCCGTAAATCCACATAATTTGATCACGAATCTCAAAACCCGCATCTTCCACGTTGATAGCTAAACGATGATATGTTCGAGAACCAGCGAAAGCGATTAGATGACCACCAGGTTTGAGAACACGTAAGCACTGCGCCCAAAGCTCGCGTGAGGGAACATCGTAGTCCCATTTCTTACCCATAAAAGAAAGACCATACGGAGGATCTGTGACTATACTATCTACGCTGTTCTCTGGTAGCTCCTTAAGTCGCTCTAAAGAATCTCCAACCATTATCATAACCATTGTGTATCACTTACTCCGTTCATCGCATTTATTATTGGCTGCATCGACCATCCGACCACTGAATAAAGTGGCTCTACTTTTTTTACTACAAATCTTTCAACCATGATACGCCATCCTATTTCGGCTATACCTTCTATTTCTTTGGGATCATCGAAAGCTATGTAGTCGCCTTGATTACTGATAGCTACCTTGAAGAAGTCGCCTTCTTTGTAGCCCTTACCGAGATGCCTGTTAGCCCAGGCTGCAGCCGCAGATGGACCGGATAGTGTTTCGTACTTGTCGAGATTCTTCTTGAGTTTGCCTTTCATCAGAACCTCACTTGGGTCCAGATCGCCACCCAATACATTCTCTATCAGCTGGCATAGCCTATCATCGACTAAGGACTGTTTCTCACCTTCAAGGATAGCATCAAGTGTAGTTTTCATAGATTTCTTCATTACGGGGGGCATACGTGCCTGTATAAGCTCGATACCCTTCACATACGTCTGTGGGTCATGGAACGCCCCATCTGTCCATAAAACGCGAGCAGCGTATCTATTCTTAGCATTGATGAAGAATGAATCGCACCACTTCTCGAACTCTACTACGATTGGGGCCATATCCTCGTTCAAGTCGGCACAAAGCTGGACACCGGCATCAGGTGTAGCCACATCAACCATAACAGAATCAGTGTGTCCATAGCGAACTTTATGGCCGCGAGCTTCGCATAGATCACGAAGAAGAAACAAAGTTTGTCTTGATGTAAAGGTGATTGCAGCTGCAATCTCAGGGTGATACAGACCATATCTACTGTCACCACATACACCATACAGAGAAGCGACGAGAGTTTTGGTAGCGTGTTGCATAGCATCCCACCTGTGCTTGTTGTCAGGATCTGACTTCATCTTCGCCTTGTATTCATTACGAAGGTCAGTTAGTCGATCCATAGTGCGTACTAACAACCCCTTCTTCTCCTTACTGAATCGTGTTCCATTACCTATGTCGTCGCCATCTTCGCTAAGGGTGTCCCAGGATATATTGTGTAGTGCCGCGTTGCTATGATACATCGCCTTGATGTCCATAATACCGATGTGTCGATACACACCTGGTTCGGGTTCTTGAATATCAGCACCTTCGTAGTCCACCTTATCGAACTGTGGTTTAGATGGGATTCTTTGTTTGAAATCGGGATCCCGTAAGAAAAGCTGAGTAGCCATCTTGGTAATATGAGGGGTGTCTCTGAAACGGATCTGGGTAAGGAACGACAGTGTAATGTAATGTTCGCTTACATTGAGATATTCGTCCAGCTTAGGCATCAGACGCACATCTTGTCGATTGTAGTCCACATAGGTAGCAAAGTCAGTGTAGTAAGTATCGTGGCCGTCCGGTAGCTCCGTCTTGCGTTCTTTTAGTGCCTCCCACGCTACATCGTCGAGCTTCTTTGAAGCAAGCTGACCATGCTTTAGCACCCACAGTTTCTCGAAACCAACCATAAGATCGAAGCAAAGACGACCAGGGATGGGTTGATCCCAATCCCCATAGGAATAAACGTGTTTCTTGAGCGGCGATAGTGTTCTTGGATCTAGCCCAACCACCTTCATCCTCTTAGCTAACTGAGAAATATCAGCTCCTTGTAGATACCAACCAATCAACATATCTGGGTCACATCTACTCATATGATTTACGAAATGTTCGATCATGTCTCTTTCGTTATCGAAGGCTAATAAAACGGGGTACATCTCAATAAACTGATGACCTTCAGGGTGTTTCTTACAACCGAGTGACTCATGCTTCCCTGCAGGAAGTTCATCAGATATGGCCCATGTGAACATAGCTTCCTCGTAGGAATCCCATACTGATATGATAGTGATCTCACCACTCTCGGTTTTCCACTCCATATCAAGATACCACTTACGATACTGATAGTAAGGGAAGGGATTGACCCTATCAGCAAGAACACGATTCACCCAGGGTATGTTTGCTTCCCATGTCTGTACTTGTTTCTTAAGCTGGTGTGGCTCGTCGGTATCACCGAATGTGAGCTTTACCAGATCCTCACCATACACACCTTCGTAACCATCCCTTTTTCTTATGGCTTTGAAAGGCATTCGGGATAAGTCCTTTTTCTGTACGAAACAGTAAGGGTGATGATCGTTGATGTGTGTTTCTATTCTCGACAATGTGTCTGGGTTGCGATGGCGCACTATTACAGAACGTCCTCTTGTGCGGTCGGCAATCATAATTTACGCATTGTAAAGTTTGTTATAAGGATTGCTTCTATTCAAGAAACAACCCTTACACATTACGATTGGGAACTCATCACAGTCGATAACCACCAAAGCACCGAGGGGGATAGGGTCAAAGCAAATCTCACACGACCAGGAGCCATCAGAAATCTGCTTGTCAGTCGTCACTTCTTCTGCCTCTCTTACGACGGGGGATATTGTGTTTATCCACCCAATACTGAATCGTCATAGCACTTACACCAAACACCAATGCAAGCTCGGCCATCGTTTTGTTCTTTGTAACATAATGCTCGAATAACCAAGCTGGTTCTTGATATCTAGGTTGATTCGGTTGTTCACCGAACTTAGCTAAAAGGAATACATCTGAGCCACATCTGTCACAGTGCTGTACGATCCGTGACTCCTGTTCAGGGATCTCAAGCTGTTTTTCAAAGAAAACGTGCGCCCCACAGTTCGGACAAGCGACTCTCATCAGACCCACCTATACAGTATCTCTTTTATTAAAGAACGCCCTTTGGGTTCACGCTGGCTCAAGAGCCTTTTCACCACATCTGGGGCATATTCTCTTGATAGCTTTAGCGCGAAGCATACGCTGAGTAGCCCAACCACAGGCTCTACACCTTGCAGCTTCCCACTCAAGACCCAATGGATCACCGTAACAACGAAGCCTGAAAGACCCATCCAGATCCACCACAGTCGATTATCAAACGGACACCCTGTTCCTCAGCTCGGAAATCAATGAAATGCAAATCAACATTACCTGTCATTTCCTTGAGAACAGAATCCAACCCACCCTCGAACACTACTTCTATCACGGGGAAATCTGTTTCTTCGTTTTCCCACTCTGTTGTAGTGTGTCCTTTGAGTTCATCACCCACCGATAGGGTGATTTTACCTTCGCCCAGGCTAAAGGTGTAGCGATTTAGCTTCTGTCCATTCATGGTATCGCAACGTAGGGCTTCAAACAGCTCCGTTGCATCTACTGTCCAAGACAGCATAGCCTCACGCTTATCTCCAGATCGTAGTGTGTACGACCCTTTGGGATCAATCTGTTCAGCCAGCTGAACACTCTTACCTTCCCACTCACCAATAGTATCAGTGCTATGTGGAAAGGCCAAACCACCGAGATCAGATAGTAGCGTCGTCTGTTTAGAGCCGGACTTGACTCGCAGCTTACTACCATCCAGGGAGAGTGTAACACTCGATCCGTGAAACTTCAAGACACCTAACAACCGATCAATATCAGGAATGGGTATCTCCCCAGTTCCATGAGCGGGAACTCGGAAGTGAGATAGGCTCGTCTTACCATCTCGCACCAAGCTCGTCGTAGTGCATGAGTCGTTCTCAAACCTTAGAATTGTAGCAAGCACCTGGTCTTGAGGCTTACCAGCTACAACCTGCGGTCGCTTAGTCAAATTAAGTAGTCGTTGTAACGATGCGTTATTTATGTTCATTTTTTCACCTGTTCTGTCTAATCTTAAGACAGGATTTACAATTTACGTGCGATCCATCATGGATCACAACATTATCATACAGACGGGCCAAGCCCCTGCAGTCGAGAATGTACACGGAACCGAAGCGTTTCACGCGATGCCTAACATCACTTGAGCCAAGTGAAGCCACCTGACACTTCGCTGGTAAGCTCACCCACTCACCTCAAACTCAGCGACGTTATCACGCTTGGCGACATAACGAATAATAGATTCAAACTGGGCCTGAAGCTGACAGACATCCATCATTTCCTTAGATAGTAGCTCCATTTCACCCTCGAATGTGGCGACGGAATCTTCCAGATCCTTTACGGTTTTAGTTAGGGCCTCAAGCATCTGTGTTAGTGAGTCGATTAGATCTAATGTAGCATCTCCCACGTGATCACCATCGTAGTTCAGGTAGCCCTTTGAAGTCCACTTTACCGTTCTTAACAGATAGAATAACTCGATCTTGACCTACCAAATCCATACCCTTACCCTTGATTTCTTCGATGCGAGCTTTGATGACCCACTCATCGGCATCCAGGGAGCTGTCGGCATACACACCAGCTGAACTGTCGCCCTTCTTCTGATAGCGACCCATGAAAAGCTGTTGGCTTACAATACGCTGTGTACCATCAACCCAATCAGGGCGTTCGCCAACCTTCATCAGACCCTTAGACCCGTTTCCTAGATCCGCGTATTGTTTATCGTCTTTGAGATGGAATGTGAAATACACCTTATCCACAGGTAGCCCGTGAAGTCGTGTGATAGTGTCTCTGAATAGCTGGTTCCTGGTGCGCCACTCCTTCTGATTGAAAGAGTCGCCTTCTTCCTTGATCACACCGCGAGATAGTAAAACATCAGTCATGGCGAACTCACACCACTTCATGTAAGTAGAACCACCATCGAAGATTACAGCTGCGTAATCATCAGGGTTAGCTGTTATTTCCTCAGCCATTAGATTCACGAAGATTCTCGTCTTATCGATCAAAGCTTTCCAATTGACACTCATATCTTCATGGAAGATAGAATCGTCTGTCTCATCGAATATGTTTAGAATCATGATATTGGGATCATCTCCGTACACATGAAACACGGTCTGAGAAGCACTGTTGTCGAAGTCGAAGATGATTACCTTACGACCCTTCTCAATGTCGTCGTCGTTGCGAGCTAAGTGTAGAGCAAGACCCGTCTTGAGTGTGTTTTCACGACCAACAAGAGCCATACGTTGCTGTGGCTTTGCCGTGTGCTTCTTCTCGAATAGTCCACGATAGTAATCAATACCATAGCTGGTAGATACCTCTTCGCCTTTGGTCTGTCCAGATCCTGCAGCCTTGCCGCCGGAACCCCCCCAGGGCGAACTCAAGCGTCCCACCCACCATTGTCTCCATCAGAGGTAGGGAGATCGGAAGCGATAGCATCACAGATGAACCAACCTGTGCAGTCCAAACGAGGCTCGTTGTCCCGACTCATCCAAGCGCGACCTACAAGAGCTATTTCGGAACCAACGCCGAAATTGATCAGGTCTTCTTGTTCACCTGGAACATACACATCAACAGCTGGTGCGGTAGATGTAATGTCGAGATCACCGACAGTAATGATGTAGCCGCCCTTCTCACGCGGATCAATGTGTACAACCTCACCATGAACAGCACACAGCTTATCCCAACGCTCATCGGTATCAGCCCACTTAGCGATATGCTCAGGAAGCAAATCGAAAGAAGGCAAGAAATCACCGTCAGGCCATGTGCCATCAACGAGCTTCGGAATCAAACCAGCAGGGCCGTTCTCACCAATAACGAGTGGAGATACAGCAAAGATAGAAGCAACAGCATCGTCAGCTGTGAACTTAGTAACACCAACCTTACCATAACCCACACCGTTACGACCCATACGAACAGGGATGCGACCAGGCACGAAGGTAGGATAGATTGTCTCCGCCAAATCACCCTCGGTCTTGACGGTGATTAGCTGAACATCATCATCACCATTCTTGCGTCCGAGGAATAAAGATTCACGGCTTGGTTCAGACAAACGGCGAGCGCGACCGAAACGAGGATTGGGATCTCCCGAAGGATAGACAGGTGTTGTGTTGTTCTCGATGATCTGGAACCATGTAGTATCGTCCAGCTGTTCACAGAACTTAGGGAGTTCACTGATAGTAAGTTCAGCGTTGTCCTCAGAAAAAGCCCCTGTCTTGAAAGATGGATTAACAGTATGAGTGTAAGATCCATCGAGATTGTCTTGAATCAAAGTGATACGACCCTGGGACACCAAAGCAACACGCGCATCATCCGATAGTGGTGTAAGAGTGTCTTTCATCTTCCTGTAAGCGAGCTTTGCCCAATCTTTGTAACGTGGAACACTTACGAACATACCTTCAAGGATTTCAGCACCGGAGCGCGAAAGCTTCTGAGCCTCGGCCTTAAGCTGGCGTCCGGCTACTCTTATTGCGAGTACGTCGCATTCGTCTTTCGTCTTACCGGAAGCTACCCACGCATTCTGATTTTCCGCGAGGACTGCATCCACGCGATCTTTCAGCTGGTCGGTCGAGATTCCTATGTTCTTTGCTACTGTGTTCATTAGGTCGGTCATTGTTGATACCCATCTGTCGCACAGACCACACCCATATAAGTGTTCTGATAAAACAAATCAAGGCGTATATGACGGCGATTCGTCGCCCCCTTCTATCTGTCCGTGTAGCAAAGCATGAGCCATTGAGCTGTCGTATGCGACAGAACCAGGACCGCAACACACCCACTCACATTCATCACAAGCAGCTATGATCACCATCTCATTGAATAGGGTAACACCAGGCAACCTAAGAATAGGTATGCACTCACCAGGTAGCCACTCATTCCCTTCAGGATCAATATAAGACATAGCAAAGGTTTCTTCCTCGAACATCAAATCAATTATATCCATTTGACTCTTGATTCTTTTTCCGACTTGAGTAATTTATGTCGTTGCGCCCACTCGATAGCATAAGTCATACAATTATTACACGCTAAGGGGGGATCTTCTCTTTTTTCACATAACGAGCATTTTTTCCCCGTTTTATGTGCTAGATATCGGGCTTCTACACTCCATGCAAATGAATCGGCACTGTGAAGGAATCTACCGTACTTATCTAACCCACGAATCTTTACCCCAAAACCATGCAGCTTCAGTCCCTTTCGATAGAACCTTTCTACAATATCAGCTATTTCATCTTTCGATTGTCTCCTACAAACCGAACCCAACCCTACCAGATCCTCCTTTACTAAATCCACACCAGCTTTAGCATACATATCAAAACAATTCTCGTAATCCTCCAAAGACCAACCTTGAAGAACAGGGATAAATGGGAGATCAGGAGCTGTTGAACGCAAGTAAAGAAAATTATCTACTGTTCGACGTTGATGTTCTTCGACGGATAAACCGGTCTTTTCTATGATCCAGGGTTCAACCATCCAATCTTGAGGTGCAGCCCACTGAAGACCACCCCATGACTGATACCGCCTAACAGATTCTATGTACGAATCAGCATCTATTGTCCATGTGCCATGTAAGTTCAGCTCGGTGAAACCGCCTGAATCCAAAGCCCATGTGCTTATTGCGTTACGTTCTTTCTTTGTGGTCATCAAGGTTCGATGACTAATGAATAAAGGATGCTTTGTTCTTTCAAGCCAAACAGCTTTGTGGCATCCAATGAAAAACCGCATACTATCGATCTCCTAAGTGATATACTTCTTCTCGAATTAGCTTCATTCGTTTTCTTTTTTCAGAAGGACTACCCAAAATAAAAATAAAACGATGTTTTGATTCTCTCCTTACAGGTTTCCAACCAAACGATCTAGCTTGCTCCTTTGTGATATTTTCACCACACTGTCGAGGATGTCTTAAACGAACACCGTCATAATAGAACGTGGTTTTAGAGGTCATGCCGGAATAAATAGCATTTGAAGCGCGATAGATCGTCCCATTGTGACCTTCGGTCGAATCCGCATAACTGACCAACCCCCAAATATCCGGTCTTACAACACGACACAATTTGAAACATCTTGAAATAAACCACGATTCCGTATTCTTAGGTGTGTCGTCGATCAACACTAAACGATGTAGTTCTTTTACGTGATCCTTAAGCTCAGGTCCGAAGATATATGAGCGTACGGCTTCTGAACCAGGAGTAGCTATTAGCATAGCACCAATCAACCTCCCATCATCGTAAAGACCGAAGCATGGGTTAGGGCTTCTCATCGCTCCGTGTGAGTAATGATGCTTAATTACGAACTCTTTACCAACCTTAGCTGAAATATGCCTTACTTCGTAGGTTTCTTTCATGCTACTGACCTTTCAATAATCTACAAAAGTTCCATGTCACGATCTGGGAATCAACACCATCAATGAGATCCCTTTCAGATTGAATCGCTGCGTCAATCACACGTAACTTAGATTTCGATCCGGCTGGTGTATTTACAGCGTAAGCAAACACAGCATGAATACGCTCGCGTACAACCCCACCGTTTTTCATCAGTTCATCAATAGCATCCTCGATAGCTCCTTCGGTGAAGGCCAGCTTGAGAACGCGCTCAGGTGAGAAGTCAGGGGCTTCAAGCCCATGAATAAAACGACGACGTTCATTCTCACCCAAATGAGCTGCTGTCTGCAAAGCACCGATAGCATTCCGTAGATCACCTTTGTGCTTACCGGCTATTACTCGAATAGCGTGGTCGTCCACTTCAACACCTTCCAACGCCGCAATCTTAGCCAAGCGAATCTCAGCGATTTCAGCTGGGATAGGTTTGAATGTGCGTAAGGCGCATCGTGATTGAATCCAGGGAGATACCCTGGAGAGATCATTACAAGTTAGTATGAAGTAACCTTGAGCATCCTCGATAACACCTTTCAAGGCATCCTGAGCTTGAGGCGTTAATCGATCTGCCTCGTCGAGAAGAAACATAGTTTCCCATATTCCTATTCGAGACATAGGAGCTACGTCCTCTTCTATGAACTCAATACCTCTCTGTCTCTTCGATGAAGCATTGAACTTATGCAATTGTAGATTCAGCTTTTCAGCTAATATGTACGCGAGAGTCGTCTTACCTGTGCCTGGTTCGGGCGAGTAGAACAGATAGTGTTGCATCGGGGCATCACCCTCGATGATTGAACGGAACTCTTCGATGATTCCGTCCTGTCCGACAACATCATCCAGATCCGTTGGCCTGTGCTTTTCCCACCAAATCTCCTTCATCGAATCAATCCCTATCGTAATAAATAGAACGACGCATAGCTCGTTGGTCGTCTGCTTCAGCACAACATTCCCAACAGATACGGTCATCATTTAGTTCACTTCTGTAATCTGAATACTCTTCACAAATGCGGCACTTCAACCAGGCACAGTCGAGGCAAGAAGGACCGCCGGTTAGCGGATTAACAGCTTGATCACAATCAGGATGAGCGCAGACATAATCTTCGGCTGAATAGCCATGTTCGCATTCACTCATCTTCATCAGCTGGCCTTTGTGCTTCTTCTACCATTAGTTCCTGGAACTCTTTGTTTTCTTTTTCTATCATCTTCACGACGTCCAGGCAATTATCCATCTTCCTGTAAAGCAGCCAAGCCTGATCCTTCAATTCCTTGATGCTTTCCAGATCCATAGTGATTAGCTGAACAGTAGGCAAGTTCATGCAATTCGATAGTGTCGGTTTATATCCCATACTCAGACCCCCATGTAGTATTCTTCCCAACGAAGCTGGCTGATGTAAGCGTGTGTGTCGGCTTCCATCTGATTGTTGTATTGGCAAGGCTCACACATATCATCAATCTCTAACTTCATCATCCCTCGGACACGCTCAATCGTCTGAGCTGTCTTACTGGTAATCGGCTGGCGGTCATCACCAATGGGTAGTTCACAATCTACGCATCGGATAGTCGGTCTTGTAATGAAACGAATTACACTTCGCTTCTTGGTTGTCGGTCGGAGTCCCATAAATAAAGGTAGGGAAGTTCCCTTATTTATACCCTTACATTGTTCTAATTCCGCGTTCACAGAATAAACAGTGATCTATTTCAGGTGGGATTAAACGACGCATACCACACGCTGTACACTGAGTCATTTTCCTACATACAGATTTAGGTTGATGAGCTGCAGGTGTTGTAAAGTAAATGTCTCCTTCTCCCAGGATGAGATTTCTATTTACATCATAGAGGGTTTGCTGTTCCCATCCTCGATGAGTTTGCACTTTTGTTTTACCGACATCCTCGAATTGTTTGGATCTGGAAAGTAAAGAAACGATGCGAGTGTGGGAAGCTTGGTTTCTAGGGTTGGCTGTTTGAAGACGATCCCGTAATTGATCGACAGTCATGGGTCCATTAACAAAAAGTTCCTTTATGGCTGCTTGCCTAACTCTTGTATTGTGGCTGCCCACGCCAAGTGATCGTGTGCAGTAGATAAATCAAGGTTCGTCCTTTTACAACCATTCAGTTAGGGATTCTTTACGCTTCTTTACCCCCTTCGGCAACCCTCCTGGGTCCACTGATCTCAAATGATTAGCCACATCAGGAGCTAATCGAATTAGTTCTTCGGTGTAATAATCAGATCGACGGAAACCATGTGGTTGTTCATCGTTATCTTTGTCCAGCTTACCTCTAACTGGTCTTTCAGGGCTGGACTTTACAGAAAATGCAAAGATAGCGTGAATGAAATCATCCGAAAGCTGGAAGGACGATTTAGCTATGCGACGAGCTGTTTCTATGTCGTCGGGGCGATTCATTCTCCATATCGACAGTGAAAGCGGAATCGGCAATTTAGCGATTTCATTGTGCGCCCTGTTTCGATCATCCCACCGGAGAAGTGCTTCTATCGGTCGTCTAAAATCCTCACCGCCACGCGGTAAGCTCCGGTGTTCAATTACCAGATCGCGTGACTTATCTGTAAGCTTAGGTGCTTTCTTGAGGATTACAACCAAACGATATGATACGATAGGCGACCATTCTATGATGTCCTTTTCTGTGAACTTAGATGTATGTAAGATGTATGTTGTCTTAGGTGCTGTCGGGGGGCTGGTCAGCTGACTGTGCATAACTATGTAATCACCCTGTCGAAACTCAGAATCGTCGCCAGCTAAAATTATCACACCCATCAATTAGCCTCCCAGGGGTTGTTCTCGTAAATGTAAGCCATGATTCTTCGGAATTGGTGATCCGTAAAACCCCACGCTTCCCGAACGACTCTTGCTTTGACTCGGTAGCGACCGGAATACCACTCGACACCACTTGATAGTATGAAACAGGATAGGTCATCTTCGCGCATCATTTCGATAAGGCCAGGTATTTCATCAGCTCGAATAGGTCGAGTTACTACCATACTGTCGTGTGGTCGCCACTTCATACGCTCAGGCTTCATCCTTATCACCCTTCTTTGGCTTCCATCTTTTACCAGTTGCGTTCATAACCAGCTCATCATAATTGAATCCTGGTGCGATTGTCCAAACGGTAGGAAAACGGATGCCCCTACCACCTTCCTCATATTTACTGAAAATGTGAGGGGTCTTGTTTAGTATGTTAGCCAACGCTTGCTTAGTCGGTACATACCGATACCTATTATCGATCATATGTCCTATGATCTGGTTTGTCGTGCATGGTCCGTATTTCATTAGTATTCTAACAGCTTGAAGTCGCTTCTTAGCTCCTTTGCCGACTGTCTTGTGTATTGTGTGTTTCATTCATTCACCCCTGTATCAAAGTCAGGATATTGATCACCATCAATTAGGCAAGCATTACACACAACCAAACTGGGAAGGATATAGATTCTCATTGTTTTGGTATCGCCACATACATTACAATGCCCTGGAAACGAAGGATGATTTAGATTAGCCATGTTCATTTTTGGACTAAGCCGATTACGAAAGTATGGGGGGTAATACTCATTCATTCCAGATCCACCTCAAAGTCAACATCTTGAATATTACTTGGGCTTTTCAGAGCAGCGAATCGTAGCTCGATTTGATCGAGAAGGTGAGGTTTGTCTGATAGAACTTCAATGAGAATAGAGGACAACATATTCATACGTTGATCAGCTAAGAATAACTGCGAATCAACACCGATTTCTTTCTTGAGCTGGCCCACAAGCTTGAGCGAAGATGTGGTTTGCCCTACGAGTTTCGTTGCTGTTGCTACCCATTCAGCGGTCATGCCTTCTCGGTCCTTGAGATCTTCAAGCTCGTCGAGCCATCCAACCATACGCTGCAGTATTGATTCAGCCGTGTTGAGAGTGTCGATACTCTCGGTTCTCATTTCTTCAACTAAGCGTTCTTCTTCTGGAGTGTAGTCAATGTGATCCCTCATGTGAGTGGACGCTGTACCAACAGGCCACCCATACTTCGCATCTACCCAAGCGTAAGTGTGTTCACCTCGATGCAATTTGATCTCAAGCTGACGGCGTACTGTTTGTGGTAATTTACAAAATGGGCATTCATTCATTGGTTTCACCCCAGGGTAATTTCTGTTCTTCTTTAGGATTGAAAGCTCCTATACGACATAGTGTTCCTCTCCTTCCTCTACCTGTTTTCTCAGGTCTGAACTCGATGAACCAATCTTGATCTGACAGATTCTCATCCATCCATCGCTTTGCGGATTGGTAATCTCCTTGAGTAATCATCTTGGCTATTTCTTTTAGTAGAGTGGACTTGGATATGTCTTGACCCCAATAGGTTTCACGGATAAGGCGCACATCAGCATCCATTACTGTCCGGCGCATTTGTAAGCATCGATCTAACATTTGTGCTAAATCATCGGTGTATTTCACGATGAGAACACCACCATGCCATATCGGTTGCATCATTGAATAGCCAATAGCGAGGCGACGGAATAGATCACTCTCAAAGTTTCTAACAGCTGGTTGCTCTAACCAGGTGTTGAAATCCTCATCGAAGATAACACCCGTTAGAGGTGTTTCTTGAACGTCTTTGATTCTTTGTTGAAACCATTCTCGAATATCATACGCTAGATCCGCAAGCCCGACTCTCTCTTCATTAGTCATGCGAGCTTGAGCTGCTTGGGCCTTTTTGTATGCTAACTCTTTATCTTTGGACATCACGATCTGAATGATAAAGAAACGCCGGTCAAGACCGGACTCAAGCTCAAGACGAGCTGGTTGAGTGCCTCCCCATACTGTATAGCGTGTAGTATAGCGAACCCATCCGGCTCGCATTCCTTTATTCACTCGACCTGAATCCAACGATGTAAGAAGCTGATTCACCATATCGCTACTGTGATCCTTTTTGTTACTAATCCACAAGGAGCTTATTTCTTCAAAGGCTAAGAAGCCACCACACATTTCACGGGCTAACGGACGACCTAGAATATCACCATCTTCATTTACAGAACCAAACATACCAGCTTCGGTGATTGAACCTGGACCCATCATAATGTTCAGACCCTCACCTTTAGCAGCGTTTTCAGAGTATAGTAGTCCTGTTCCTTCAGCTAAAAACAGATCGATGAGGGCGTTCTTCCCAGATCCTTTTTCACCTTCCATCAGTATGTGTACTCTCGTATCTGGTAGATGAGACATAGGAGTGTAGATTGGGTGTCGCTTGTGTCTCAGTGGGCAGAAGTCCAAAGTAAATGCAGCGTCACCGTCTTCGGGATCAAAGTCACATCGAGAACACTTGTTCGACGTATTGAACAGGTGTGCGCCAATAGAACAGATGAACACAGGGATTTTATCTTCAACATCAACGTAGTGATTGCCTTGAGCAAAGCTGACTACACTCTCGAAAATATCCATGTTCTCCCCCTTTCAAGCCCACAGGCATCCCCCTTATGAATGCTCCTTAAGCAAAGCTAATTTCGCCTTGCGTTTGAAATGAGATGGTATATTTTTAGTGAAGCCTCTACCTGAATTGATGTGATCTATTATGGCATCCTCATCTAAAGGCAACCAAAGATAACCCTTCCTGGTTGGATCCCAAGCGTGTTTCTTGTACTTCTTGAATATAGGTGAGCGAGCGAATGCCATACCAAGCTCAATGGGCGTTGGCAACGTCTGATAATACTCGTTGGCTACTAACCAATCTAAGATCTGAACAGCCGTCAAAGCTCCTTCTTGTTCTTCCATACATTGATTCAAACTTCCCAGATCGTAGCCATCAACCGGCCTAAACAGATTTTCAGATTGACCAGCTAACACTTTCCATGCGAATAACAACACTCTTTTGTTTCCCATAGTCGGCTGTCACCTCCTTTGTTGATAAGTCAAACGGAACAATGCTGTGATGCTCGAAAGAGCGACTGAAAGGAACCTGTTAATTCTTTCAGTAATTTCAGTAGTCACTGAAAGAAATAATTGCGTATCAGCACATCGTTTCTGCACTATTCTTTTATTTCGTCTATAAGTGTAGAACATTACTAGTATAGATAGATAGTAGGGAGGATTTTCAAATCCTTTATGACGAAATAAAATAATTGATGAGATCACTAAGACGCCCCCCGATTTTATTTTTTCAGCTCGCACTGAAAGAATTAGAAACAATAGAACCTGTGAACCATCGCTTATGTTCAATCTCTGCAGCTTCAGTGCTGTACATAATATCTAGTTGTTGCTTCGGCATGAAAGAAGCTTTGAACATCATAGAATCGCATGATCTCAAAACCTCCTTGTGTCTTTCCATGCGTGTCTTGAGCTTGAGCATCCAATTCAGATCCTTCTTCATAGATTCTATCGGTAGTGGTCTAATCGTAGTTCCCATACTATCAGTATGAATACCACCTACAACCAGCTTACTTCCTAGATCGCCGATATGGATAGCTCCACCTTCTGCTTTTACTACAACACATGGGATTAGATGTGTACCGTTTCTATCTCTCCACATACCAGGTATTACATCACCATCGAGATAATCAGCTATCTCAATACAATCAGCCGCTTTGAGTCCTGGTGAGCTGGTGATTAGCGTAGCTGCAGAACCATCCCACAAACGCCCACTGTAAGAGGTCGGGTCGGTGATCTCATGGTCCGATGGAGCGTAGATAGAAATGATTGCTGTTTCTGTCTCCAAGAGCATCAATCGTAAATCGTCCATAAATAGCCCAGGAGCTTGCTGTATGGCCTCATTTACAGGCTGGCGGGGTAAAGGGTCAAACGGAAACAAAGCGTCCAATAGACCCCATAGAACTTCATTTTTAGAAATCAAAATCTCAGTCGTTCCGATCTGAATTGTTAGCCAGGGCTGCTTGAGTCGCTTCTTCGAGCGCGTAGATGGTTGAGTCGCATGGAGATCAATCAGATGAATATCTTTTGGCTCGGCATGAATCCAAGATCCCACTTGAACATTCATCAAGCACCCTCCTGAAACATAGACATAGCTAGTACACCTTCTTCGCTCATGGGTTGAGGATCACCATGACGAGCTATTGCTACGTTCCATGATCGATGAGTAACACCAACATGGAGGATGAAGAAGAACCAGGCAAAGCTGCCTATCATGAAGCAACCAAGATTACCACTGAACAACGTCGCCACAGGAACACACAACGCGAGTACAATCTTCTCAACGATTGGATTGTAGTGGGTACGAACGGATGAAGGATGTCCGACCAAAGACGATGGGGGGTCCGTCCGACCCAAATCAAACACCGCCGTTTGGACTTTCAATATTCGCCCTTTCTTCAAGCTCCAGATCCGTGAATGAGTGACCACACTCAGCACAGACACGACCTACATCGCCGGTCCAAATAACCACGCGCATAGGCAAAGGAAACGCATCACAGTTCGGGCATCGGAGATCACTCATCGCCGTCATCCCCTGGACTCGAATCCTTAGCTATTTCTTCGATGTAGTATCTCTTCTCAAATGTAGCATCTTCTCTACAAGCTCGATTGTACACCTGTCTAACTTCTTCGTAGGTATCAAACGGAGCTGGGTGATCATCCCAGAACTGTCCAGTTGTGTAATTTGTTATGTAGTAATCAATAGATTCACCCATATATGCAGCATAAGCCTTGAGCATGATTTCGTGAGCCACGTTCGCCTCGACCTTAGCATACTTCACTTTGTCCAATGCAAGCATCCAGGTAAGTCGAGCTTTAGCGTATTCAGCCCATAGCGGGTCGTTTCTTTCATCCTGGGGGTCAGTCGTTTTCATTGATCTCCACTCTCCATCTTTGCTTGAATCTCTCTCATCTGTTCTTCGGTCCATCCGTAGTGAGTCATGTAGCAACAATTAGGATTGATACAAGCCAGGTGTCCAGATCCTTTAGGTGCTTCAACGATAGGAAAAAGCTGGCACAGTGGACATTCAAGTATGTCGTCGATTAGCTTCACTCTACTCATGTTTTCACCTCGATCAATTCTTGAGGAACCCATATAGCCCACCAATTCTGACCATCAACCTGTCCAGCTGTCAGCTTATCGGCTGAACAATAGTGATTCCAAACGTCATCCAGGGTGTGAACTATCATCATGCAAACGTATGGATCACCAGCGATGTAGCTCGTAGCTCCTTCTTGTGGGGGGAACGAAGCTTTCATTCCGCCACCACCGTAATTTCTACATTGTGGATAATATTGTGGTACTCGTCGAGAAGTGCATACATCCCTTCTAAGATTTCCTCGACTTCCTCACTATATTCGACGGTATCATCTAATGTGATCAAAACACCATACTTACCCATGTATATCACCCCACGTAGAACGTAGGTTTCTTTTGATAGCCTCAATGTATTCAGCCATTATCTCGAACTTACTGTCGTCGCAGCCACTGAAAAAGGCCAATCTGTCCTCATTGAAAAGTTTCCACTTGGCTTGTCCGTATGGAGAAATACGCACTTCCTCACCCCACCATTCATTAGGGAATAGAAGATCTATGAACTCCTTTGCGTTTAGACGATTCAGATACTTGAAGTCATCAAGCACTTGGCGAATTAGTGTGCCGGTCATTTCGTAATGATCACTCATCCCACCACCTCCAGATCCATATTCAGATTCACAGCTGACGACAGACACACCAAATCACCCAATAACTTAGCTAACTCAGGACTGTCGAATAATGTGACTTTGATTGAATTGGGGATCTCATCCCATCTATCAACCAGGGTCTTAGCGAAATTGAGAATGAGCCTTCGTCGGACCTCTTCTTTCATCTCAAGATCGGTCATCATTCTACATCAACCCCTTCATGAGCTGGAAAATCAACGCCTCTTAGTGGTGAGACAGGATATTCCTCCTGTACCTCTTGCCAGCTTTCAGCGTGTAGCAAATCAACCATAGCCTTCACAGACCCTGCCAATGATCTCATCTCGGCATACATTCGCTCGCTTTCTTCTTCAGAGTCATGCGATGCACCATCAGCGAGAGAGTCAATCCAATCGTAAAGCTGCGAAGCTCGTTCTTTCAGTTCTTGTTCAAGTAGTGTTCTTTGTCGGGTCATATCCTTCATATCTCCATAGGGGGGTTTTCTTATAAGGGTTTTCTATATAGATTATTTTTACTCCATATCTAGTAAATTGATCTGCTGAACGGCTCGGCTCTTCAGGTTCTCCCTTCGAGCAAACCAAACAGACCAGGCTCTTGTCTCAGGCCCACAGAAGGCCCAGCTTTCATCAGGCTCGAATCCATCGTGGAGCTTTTCATGATTCTCATCGAAGATAGGAGGACAACCAGGACAGGTGACTACAATCACTCTTTCGTTGTAGAACGTGCCGTCCTTGAGTACGAGCTGAGGGATCACATCGTTAGCTGACCATACGTTCCTGTTGGGGTCAATATAGATGTAATCAGTCATTCCAGATCCACCTCATCGGGCCGCCTAACATAAACGATTGATTCGATAGCCTCGGTAATTTCTCGCCTCAGATCATCATCAAAAAAGCTAGATTGTGAGTCCATGTAAAGGGTTTCAATCATGAGATTCCAGGCATCCGCAGGGAGACACACGACTACGTGACCTGCCTCCTTCATTGGATTACCCCTGTGTAACAACGGAACTCAACATCATAGCAACAGAAGTAACCGTTCTCCCATGTGTCCTTAGCTAATAGCTCTTCATTATGATCACTCTCAACATTTTCCCAATCAGTACAATTCTTCTCATAACCTAAGATGGTCTGCCTAACCATGTCGAGCATATACTCCTTCGCATCCTCTTCATTGATGAACGTCATGAGATCATCAGGAATACCCTGGTCGATAATAAGAACGTGATGAACATTCAACCTCGTCGCAGGCCAAACCATACTTGTTCCTATATCCACGATTTGTTCTGCGATAAGCTGGGCTTCATTAACAGCCCCCCAAAATCTTGTTTGGTTTTCCTTGTGGCTTAGGCCAGGGTCGTCCTCGAACTCATCGAAGACGGTTTCAGCATGGTCTTCAAAAGCGAGTTCTTTGGCCCAGCTTAGACCATCAAGGGCCATCTCTACGAGCTTTTTCCTACTAATATCGTGATCCATTCAGTCCATCTCCTGTACTATCTCTTCAATCCACTCTAACTGCTTATCTAAATCAGCATCATATATTCTCTCTAAATCAGCATGATATATTCTCTGATAGAACTCAAAGAAGTCATGTACAGTATTCTCTCCGAACTCATGAATCATGTATTCGATGTCTTCTCTGTCCATCTTTGTTACATCAACTGCAAAATGCCAGCAAACATGAACCGCAAGTGCTTTCATATCGTGTAAGCTCATTCAGGCATCACCTCGCTCGATGTACCCATTCTCTACCAGATCCTCGTAGTTATCCATCCACTTCAAGAGGACATCCCTGGCCTCTCTCTGGTCAAGATCAAATGCGTCAGCTAAATACGGGGATGCGCCAAACATATTGACGACGCCCGATTGCCGCAGCATTTCAAGCCATTCAAACATTTCAAGTTCTTCTTCTGTATATTTCACTTCTTCACTTCCTTTAGTATATCACCAATAACCGCCGCGAGAGTTTCTTCTTCGATGGCAACCAGGCAGCTAACGCCGCACATCATTTCGTTGATTGAAGCTTCAATAGCTCCGTCTGTCCATCTCATTGAGATCCCTCCCACTGTTCGATATCTGGTGAGTTTTCTTTGGCGTATAGGTACAAAATGTTGGCGAGCAAACACTCCCAATCATCTAACTGTTGGGGGAACTCTCCGGTTTCTCCCTCTATCTTCAATCCCAGGATGAGATTTCGCATGAGCCTCAAGAACATCGGCCCATGATCTGACTCAGCGACCAGCTTCAACAGCTCGTAGTCAGCTTCGTATTGAGTATCTTTAGGCGTCTTCATCACTTCATCATATGCTATTCGAGTTAGTCGGTCGTATGGCATACTTGGTTCGGTTAGAGTCACCTCCGGCGGGAACTGTGCATAATAAGCAAAGCAATCCCCAGGGCGCAGCACTTCACAGTCGCTGCAGGTAAGTAATCCTTGAAGCACTAAATCGTCATCGATCTCAACCTCTTGGCAGATGGCGCAGAAGCATGGTCCGTTGGATCTGGAATCATAAGAATCGTAACTCATGTCCACACCTCCAAAGCAACCCATTCAATCATTCCATCATATCCGTAGAAATCTTTGATGTCCTCAAGCGTATCTAAATCACAACCTATGAAGATTGGAATATTCTCTTCTTTTTCTTCATCCCATTCCCAACAATTGTTTTCCCAATCAGGAATATGAGCCATGATCTCCCAATTATCATCACGGCTGATAGCTCCGGTCATCAGATCGATAGCTACGCCCCAAGTGATTTTCTCACCTAAGCCGTCCGGTAGCTCGTATTTTTCAGACGAGCGATGATACCAGGGTAGCCCCTGATAGTTCTCACCATATCCTTCGCTCATAGCCTCACCTCATCAACAGGATTGCCGTTTTGGTCTTTCCAACCAACGATATCACCATTATCACCCCATATAGGGAATGGCCCATAGATATGTTGAGCATCTTCCTCAAATACAGCGGCCATTTTCAAACCGAGTAAAGCGTTCACGGCTGAATCAAAGATAGCCATCGGCCATTCACCGGACCCATATTCTTGAAAACCAGCTGAGGCGGTAAGAGCATCAACCATATTCATGTTAGGTGTCCACCCTACGAAGTCGTTACCATCATCGCAATAGAACCCCAGGTGTGTAGGTGTCTCTTCATGGACATCCACCACATCGCAGTCGGTATCGGTAATCCACGCCATCCATCCATTAGGCATGGTGATTTCGTAGGCGAAGCATCCTCCGCCGGTATGGATCACCTCTCCGGTAGCACCTTCAGGTAAGAAAAGTCGGTATTCTTCGGTCAGCTGTATGAGCTGGCGGTATCGTTCTAAGTAGGTTGGTCTATATCCGTCGTCTATAATCGTCATTCTTCGGCCTCCTTTCGGCTATTTACCCATAAACGAACTACATCATAAGGGTTTTCTATATAGATTCTATAGTCGGAGATCCCGTGAAAATCCTGCAGGATCTGACGATTAGCTACCATCTGTACCGATATGGTCAAATCTAGTGCTGCTTGAAGTGGCGTCATCTTCTCGTTCATTTAATCACCTCGTAGGTGTACACATACCACTTTGTTGAATCGTCCATGAAATCTTTGAGCAGATTGATTCCCGCGCATGAGTCGGGATGTCTGGTATTTTCAGCTAAAATGTCCTCTTTTACACGTTTAATGTCGATACCAGGTATTCGGTCTTCAAGTAGCTCCATCATCTCGTCGAGGATGGCTTCAAAGGAACCCTCCCACTCAAGCGGTTTTCTATCATACCAGGAAAGTTGACCTTCCCAGATTTTTAAGAAATGCTCGCGGAATATAATTTTCAACGGATCACCTCCCAAACGGCCCACCAATGTAGCTGACCATATCGACCAGCTGTCAGAAATAGGTCATCGAGCTGTGAGGGTGAGAATCCCAGATCCTCCGGCGAGTTTGCTACTCGAATGCACATCCTTGATTTTCCATGAAGATCCCTCACGGACCCCAGTTTAGGCGGCGCACTCATTCAACCACCTCGTAACCCCAGGGGAAAGAACCCCACATATGAGGACCGAGGAAATGACCGGCGTGTTCTCCACATTCGGGGCATTTTGTCGGCAGTTCCAGATTGCACCAATATTCATCATGAATATTCATCGTGTCTTCATCGGCGGTCCATCCACAACAAGGGCAGAGCGCGTAAGGCATTTCATCTTCGGTGATGGTCAGGATTTGACCATTTACCTCGGCGCATAATTTTTCAGTCATTCAACCGCCTCCTTCAGCAGATCCATGACCAAAAAGGACAATTCATCGACGGCCTCTTCTTTTGTCATGTCTCGGATATTATCAAAGAAGGCGTTCAATATGAGCGTCTTAATTAGCTGCTCCGGCGCGTTTTTGTATTCTTGAGAAAAGGAGTCATCCCACTCTCGCGGGTCATAGCCTGGTAGCAATTTCTCAAGCTGGCTCAAGCTCAAATCCTGAAGCTGACCGCATAGGACATTCAGGCCGTGACTCATACCTCTGACCCCCATTCGCAGTATTTGCATTGATTGGGATTCGTTGGTTTGAGCCATACTTCTTGACCCGTTGCCTCGTAGATTTTCAGATCGATGACAGACCAGGAGAAGTCATTTTGATTTCTACTTTCGCCACAGGTGGGGCATTCCTTCATTCGTCATCACCTCTTAGGGAATCAATTATCTCGATGGCACAGATGCCTCGGTTTAGAATCAAGCGCATAATTTCAGGGATGACGTCAATGATCTCCCCGTCTTTTGTTTCGATTTCTGAATCTGGATAGCAGCCGAACGAGACATCAATAAAAGCGCGGATGTCTATAACGGCCTGCTCGAACTGTTCTTCATTGAAGAAAACGCCTTCGGGTAATTGATAATCAGTCATCAAGCCACCCCCTCGATATCTGGGACGTAAATGATTTCCCAGTTTTCATCGTGTGCCAGGGTGCAACCCTCCGAGCAAATCAAATAGCTCCCCTCAGCGTCGATTGAGAAACCGTCACATTCAGGATTCGGGCAGGAGTCGATATATGCGGCGTGATGATAGCACCACTCATGAACAGAGGGGCCAGATGAAGCCGGTCGGCACATATCGCAACCGCAGACATATTCCGCACCGCATGAAAGCATCTCACCGTGACGAGCCTCTGAAACGATTCTCAAGAATTGGGTATTCTCTAGATAACAGACATCCGACATACCTTGAAGTTCGTGGCGTTCCATCTCGATGAGATGGGTTCGGATGATGTAAGGGTGTTCAGTGTCGCATCCTTGTGGGGTTTCTTCGATTGTACCGAGGATGTCATGCCCCAGGGGATAGACAGAATATCGGACGGAATCGCCGACCGTCAGATCTATTAGACGGACTGATGAGTTTTCAAACATCAATGGCCTCAATGAAGGTAATTGATCACTCATGGTCTTCATCTCCTAGATATCGGTCAAACCAGGCATCAAAGTCGAAATCTCTGACGTGATACTCTGCCCATTGTGTCAGATTGTCGCAGTATGCTATACCGAGGAAATGTTCAACGGTTTCGCGGTCATCTCTGTATAGTGTGATTTCTTCAAACTCGCCCCAATCCATGAAAACAAAGGAGGCCGAGCCATCGGAATAGAAACGGAACTCTTCAGAAGGACCGCCCCAGGATATTTGAAAACGGATAAACGGGCATTGATTTTCAAAAGTTCCCGCTTCTACCATGTCGATAGATAGTCCATATTCGTTCGGTTCGCCCATCTCGTCGGGGTCGTAGTTGTTACTATTGAAAGCGTGAAGGTCTTCAAGCCTTGAATACATCAAGGAATAAGCCCGCTCTCTGGGTGTCGGTCGTGTGTCGTTCTGTTCAAGTTCTGTGTTCATATTTTTGTCGCCTCCGCGTTAATTAGGAATAGAAGTTCAAGTAAATAAAGGTCATCTATATAGATTATTGAGGGGTTTTTTTGAGATCTTTGGGGGGATTTTGGGGATCTGGGATTTTTAGCTATTTCAGCTGCTCCGAGGTTTTTGAAATTAGGATTTCTTAAATCTGTCAACTTTGAACTCCGAGCTTTTTTCATTTTTCTCACCGTCAAAATAGCTCCGTCAGATCATCGGGATTTTTAGCTATTCCGAGCTTTTACTTGACCAGCTGGTCAACCGGTCAAAATAACACCTGAAGCTGACCCCGTAGTTTGACGGGTCAAAAACAGTTATAGTCAAAATAGCTCCGGTTGAAAAATCCTAGATCCGCCACCCCCAAATCAAAATTATGAATTGATCTCATCGAGTCAGGATCTGCACTTTTCAGGAATCAGGAATTGCCGAACATCGCGGCGAACGCCTGAATCTTGGCGGTTTTGTCTGAATCTGGATAGTGTCGGCATTTGCACCGATTACACCACACGCCCAGGGCGTGAGTTCGGCGATGGATGATGACCCCTCGCTTCATTCGGATATCGGCGGCTTCCGCGTTGATTGTGGATTGAATCGGACAGTTCATTGACCCACCTTCTTCAACGGCTTCAAGAGGTATCGACGGCGTTCCCTATGGGTTTTCAATGTGTAAATCCTCTCAGGAGGTTGGCAATTGCACACAGGGCGACACCAACCGCATCGATATTCATACTCTTGACCCTGAATCACGATGACGGTCATTCTTCTTCACCATCCCAGGTCATTGACCATCCTTCGCGTTCCGCTCGTTCTGCAGGAGTACTGAGGCAGTGGGTGCATCTTCCGCTCATGTCGGTTGTTATGCACTCGCATTCATCTTCAATTCCTAACTCATCAAGGGCATCATCAACAGCGTTTGAAATGTTTCCAGATATCAAAGGTCGTTCAACCGGATTATAGACGTCGTATTCGTATTGCTGGCCTCTCATGATTCTGACGAATCTCTCCGCTTCCTCAAGTTTCTCGAATGTGTAAGTGTAGGATATCATCGGGTCATCTTGATTCTCGATGAGGACGGTGAAAATCTGAGAAGTCATCTCAAAACCACTCTCCTTCACAATCTTCACAAAGCCAAGAAGCGGAACCTTCACCAGGGAAAACACCGATAGCGGGCTTATCACAATCGGAGCAATCGCAGAGGCGGTCGCCTTCATCATTCCATCCACCTTCGCCATGAGAATAAGCAACGTCTGAGCATTTTTCGCAGACACAGTTAGGGCCGATATCTTGGAGCATATCGCAAACCTCGACACCGCACAGATAAACCGGTTTTGAACCACCGTCGCCATCTGAGACATATCCGAAAGGCTTGATATCTGGGTCGCCCTCGATTTCCACCGAGGCCAATTCTCGGACGAGTTCAACAGCGTCGAGGATTGGACTTGATGCCTCCATGTTGAGGTCGATGCAGTCACCGTCCTCATCAACAGCCATCAAAGCCCGCGCCCACTCGACGTATTCCTTGAGTCCGTAGGTCATCAGTAATCACCTCTGATACAGTGAATGCACTCATCGCCCAGGTAGTCATATTCCTCGTCGGTGCAAATCTCACCACAACCGGCACAAGGCATCACATGAGACAGGTGCGCCCTACTGTGAAGAATCGACTTCACCAAAGTAGATTGATCTGCGGCCAATTTTCGGATGAGTACGGTGGCTTCTTCTGATGCTTCCCTCGCCAATGGAACATAATGCGCCTTCGCCAATTCGTCGATATCCGGAAATGAATCCAGAACTGGCCAGACATTGTTGATGAATAGGGTATCAATTCCGAGATAGGAATCAACCCAGGGGGAAACGGTCAAACTCATCAAATCAACACAGTCGCCCGATTCAGGCTTGATGATTTGCATCTTGAGGGTGTGGTTCGCTTTGGTCGGTTGGTTGCCCTCGATGGTTGAAAGTCGGCACTGATAGCCGAATGCAAGTTCACACTTGAGGAAATTGCCGGTTTCGTAGGATGAGGGTGCTTCCCACTTCCATCCGTTTCCGTTGATGAAGTCGAGGTATTCGTCCTCGTCCTTGTTCTCGTTGTGGATTGCTTCAATTGAATCTTGTCCGGTGATGGTTCCACATGGTCCGTCTTCACAGTCGGCCCAAATGTAGGGTTGCCCATCGCATCGGGTTGATTCGTCCTCAATCCATGCGGGTACAATCGTTCCACAGTCGGCGCATTTCACCTCCTTAATTGCCGATACGTCGTTCATTTGTCGTTCACTTGGGTTCACGTGGTCGTCCTCCATATGATACCTGAGAGGGGGGTGGAGTATATCAAGAGTAGGTTTGAAAGGGGTTCAGTCGTGCGATTTGCTCAATCTGTGGTCAATTCCAGGTTATCGGCTAATCGTGGGCGGTGGCCTTGATTGGTGGGTGGGTGGTGGTGGATTGGTTGCCGATGCTGCAGATATCGAGCATGTGGCCCCACTCGGAGCATCAGAAGACGGACCCACTGCTAAGACGTCTGCGGCTTTTGGAGATCCAATAGCTAAAAACCGGTAGACGTAGCCTGAGCTGCCGTATTTGCTAGCTAGGATCGCGCTGTGACGCGTTGACGGGTGCAGTGGTAGGTCGGGACCCAGGAGCTATTTGACGCGTCACAGACCCCCTTAAAACGCAAAATAAGGGCATATTCTCAGGTTGGTCACGGGTAGTCGATTTGACCCCAAAATATCGGATATCCTGAAATCTGTAAAGAAAAGGGGTGTTCAAAATATCACCTCAAAAATTAACACTGCAGAAATTGTGATGACTGCAGAAATTGAAGCAGGTGCAGAAATTACACCGCCCAGATATCTGCGTCAAAATCCGGTGTAGATTTGGGAGCAGGTGCAGAAAATACACCACTTCCAAAACCCAAAATTGACGAAGGGATCGCCCTCGGCTACCACCCCGCGATTTTTTCAATAATTTTTTCATTTTCGATTTTTTATTTTTCTTCCTGATTTATCATGGTTCGGCCTTCAACCTTGATATGTCGCAAGGTGCAAACGACCCTTCATGCCTCGCAACCGCCAGCTGAATAACATCATCCGGTCTGAACACCTACGTCCCGATGCGGTCGTTGAATCTGACGTCAAGGATCTGGCGGTTACTACAGCAAAGATCGCTAACGATGCGGTCACTAACGACAAGCTCGGCCCTCATCAGAAGAAACACCTTACTTTTACAGCTGATGTTTCATCTCAAGGAGTCGGCGTGTTCACAATGACAAGCGCGGCTGGTGCAGCTCAAACAATTCCCGACAATGCAATCATCACAGCGGTCATTTACGAAAAGTCCATTGGTCTTGGATCATCTGGTTCCCCAACCGTCAAGCTCGGTGTTACAGGAAACGATGACGCTTTTATTGGCGCAACAGCTTTCGACAACGCAGCTTTCACAGCTGACGTCACCGCACTTACTAACGAAATCCCACTCAAGCTCGATGGTGCAAAGTCCGTTATCGGTACTGTCGCAACCGCAGCACTAACTGCTGGTATTTTCTTTATTAGAGTAGAATACTACGAAGGTGCTTGATTACTCACTCTGAGTGAACCACCGGACTGAATAGGCTACCCACGATTCCGTGATCCCTATCAACGAAGTGCGCCATCAAGCCAGCTCGTGCCAGGACATACCCCTTATGCGCGTGATACCTATCGTGTCCAGCTAAGCTTGGTAGCTGTATCATAAGCGCACCTCCAGCTTCTTTCACTTGCTGATGATGAAGATGTCCGGTGAACCAAACCTTGTGTTGGCATTGACCCCACTCGACTCTTTTCTCACCTGCCATGATTGAAGGCAATTGATCCATCTTCGCACCATCTCCATGAGTGAACCCTATCAATGTCTGCCCATAGACCCTGTATTGACGATCTGCCGGTGAGATAAACACCTCTACGTCCTCCACAGCCTCGTAAGCCGCATTAAGATACAGCATCAGTGTAAGAGCTGAATGTCTATCGTGATTACCAGGCATAAACACCACTTCCACAGGAGCTACCTGTCGAAGCATCTCAATGTGCTTTCGAGCCAGCTCACAACCACTCATTAGGATCTGGGCCGGACTACCTTGCATATCTTGGGGAGTTCCTTTCGTTGTTCCCCCTTGATAGTTATCCACATGGAACCAATCTGATCCAGTACTGATCACAATCTTTTCAGGACGACCAGGCAAACGACCTAACAACTCAGTCGTCGTGCTAACCAATCTTCGCTCGGCTTCCTCGAAACCAAAGTCCTCACCAACCTCATCCTTCCATCCGAACTTACCCCAATGAAAATCAGTAGGACTCATTACTAACGCATAAGGTCGTTTAGCACTCTCTATTTCGATTTTAGCTACTTCTGATGGGGCCATAACTAAATTACCGCGAATATCATTCAACACTGACTCATTGAAGTCACGCCATTTTTGAGCTTCCTTCTCGGTGTCTTTCCATTTTCTCTTTTCGTATCGAACGTGTAAAGCTTGACGACGCTTTAGAACCAGATCCTCGACTAACTCATCAACAGTGCTTTCTGTCATTTCCTCATCAGTAAAGGGATCCATGTCGTGTGTCCAATGATGCCTTCTTCGATACTCATCAAACCAAATACGAGGAAACTGAAAGTCCCTGGCTATTTGATTCATAGAAGCTGGCTGACCATCCCAATTAGAATATGCCTGACGCATGGCCCTGTGGGTTTCACCAGGAACAGAAATAGATTCACCTGCAGCTCGAAGGTATGTAATGTAAATGTCGTGTTCGGCATCATAATGATATTCAGCACTTGCCCAAAGTTCTCGTACGTCAGATCCAACCTCTTCTTCGTTCATTTCCATATAGATTTGAAGAATCTCGGCCCATCGTTCCCTACCAGATCCTTTCTTCCACCTACGAAGTGCTATGTTCCAAGCTCCAGCTGATCTTTCGGGATGCACCCTATGTATTTCTTCAGCCCATCGCTTCATCGAGCCATCAAATAAATGAACACATTCTTCTATAATTTTATCACGCGCAATAATATTAGAAGCTAATTTCTTTTTCGGCTTTGGTTCTTCGCTCATGCCGTTCCCTAAACCGTCCCACTACCCTGCCACTTAAGAAGAATCGGTCAAAAGAAGCTTACGAAACGGGTATTCCTCGGTCTACCCCTTGCTTTTTCTTTACCACCTGACCATTCACCCGCCTGAATCTTACCTGTGATCACCGGAGTTTGACGAGAAGCCCCCACTGAGAATTGATCAACAGCATGAGCTAACGCCATCACACAATCGTTGTGTTTTCCTAGATCCACAATGTCTCCACCTTTCCACACATGGGTTTCAAGCTCGTCGAGTAAAATGTTCACTGCTTGGCGCGTATGATGCTCACCATAAGGAAAAACCATTTTTTCTTGCTCAAACCACACCCTCAAACGGTTCAAAAGACCCTGTTTTAGTCCTTTGTTGCTAACTTTTGACGGTTGATAGTCGATTGTAGCCCCCATTTGGTTGATCAAAGCTTGGTAAAGCTGCTGAAAACCGACTACTTCCGCTGAAACAGTCGCATTTCCGTATATTTTAGCTAATTCTACTAATTTTTCTGCTTGACGGGCTGGTGGGAAGTCATTTCGCCTCCAAATGTTCACCAAATGCAGATTTCCGTCAGCTGCCTGTCTCATCACGACCATTACGCTGTAATCTTGCCCCAAACCATGCGAAGGGTCGAATCCAATCACATATCTCCCTTGATGATGCTTCTCGAACTCTAATCTTGACTCCATATCGAGATTTTTACGTGTGTGTTGCCTCGGATAAGCCGCTGAATCGTCATCTACCACTTTACAGAGGTATTCTTGGGTAAAAGCCAGATCGCCCATAGCTCCACGCTGTTCCATAATGAACGCCAAGCTTCTTTGTTGAGGCCAAAGAACCTGAAGCTCGACATTTGGATCTGCCCGATGTTCATCCCAATTAGGTATAGCACTCCAAACACCGCATTTCCAAGCATCATTAGGCAACATTTCGGTATGATAGAGATCAACGGCACTCATGGGCGTACCAACACAAAACAGATTTGTCCCAGGACTAAGCATAGGGGTCACTACCTTTCGTAACCAATCACGTACTACGTCCATAGGAGTATCACCCATATCTGTTAGAATATCATCAAGAGCGATACAAGCTGGGTGTTCACCACGCATAGCGGCCCCCATACCAGTTGCCTTTATCCAAGACCCATTCGTTAAGCGTAACTCAAACTTTCCACCACGTTTTTCATCAATATATTGCCTAAGCTCAGGGTGGCGTTTCAAATCTTCACGTATTTCTGTTAGCCTATTGCTTGCTGTATCTTTACTTGCTGAAAACAACCAGCACGTAAAGGGTTTATTTCGCCACTTACTGAACAACATATGATGCAAAAGGCACACTCTGAGCGTTGTGGACTTAGAATGGTCCCTGGGCGCAATAATACACACCCGATGCACCTCAGCACCTTTTCTATCTGCATACAGATCTAACCATTCGTGAATGTGATCCCCAAGCTCATAACCCAACCAACGGTAAAAGTAAGCCACATCGTTTTCAGATCGCTTCATTGAGAAGCCGGTTAAACTCATCGTGGACCCTCACTCAAGAACATTTCAAGAGTTCGGATTAACAATTGTCTATCTATGTCTCCAGATCCACGACGTAATCCAGATAAATATACTTCTAACCTGTGTTGTAGATGCCCACAGCGAACTTGAGGCAATTCAATATGTGCCACAGGTCTTTTCATATCTCATCACCCATATCTGTTTTTGTCCACCACGCTTCTGCGCCACAGTGTTCGTTACTACATATTAGCACAGTAACTAAACCATCCATGCCCATTCGAGAACCATCAGCTTCTCCAACATACACCATGCGATGACGACAGTACCAACAGGCGAGATTGGTGCTAATCTCTGTTATTTGTATGTTGGGCGACCCCATCTGACTCTACACTCCTGACAATACGCCCTATTTCTCATGGCTTCTTGTTTGTGGCAGATGACACAGATACATGAAACATTGGGTAAAAATACCCGTGAACCACCTAACCGCGCCATCAGCCTCCAATATCCTGTTGATGGTTAAATTATTTCGGTCAAAACCAAATAGATAGCGAACATTCATCAGTCATAGCATTCGTCCGAGCTATTGTGGGAGTGTGGTCTGATCTTGTTGGGCGTGTGCGTCCGACCAAAAGTGCCGTGACAGCGGATATTCCTCCTACCCCAGCTGTTCTTACACCAATTGGGACGCCTCCCACATTTGCTGCTATCGCCGGACTGACCGACATTTTAAAGGACACAAACAAGTTACGCACCGATACTAACTACGATAACGAGTTTGATGTGTTTGATGCGATGGTTCGGCTAGATCCTGAGCTAAACGGTGCTGTTCGTTCCGTGTCTCTTACAGGAAATAACTACCACATTCACTACGATAAGGCCAAAAACACACAGATTCGAGAAGCAATTAGAGATCTCGTAGAGGATCTGGATTTTGATGACCTTCTTATCTCCGCTATGCGCGACTTGATGGTATATGGTAACTGTATCAATAAGCTCGTCGGTCGAGCTGGAGAAGGTATAACAAAGGTTCAGTCGCTACCTGTAAAGCAAATTACCATTCTTGATGAGCGTGACCCTTACACAGTACACAAAAGCGGTATCGCAGCTACAAAAGACGACCCTATCATGGAAGCTGTCTTCTATCGTTTCCGCGAACAGGGCATAGATGAGATGATTTTTCCAGCTGATGAAATACTACACTTCCGTATCGACTACCGTTCTAATTGGTATCAGGATTACTTGGGACGTCAAACATACGGTGTATGGGGCGAATCTCGTTTTACTTCGCTAAAACAGGCGATTAGAGCCAAGTATAACACAATTAACAACAGAATAGCTCTTGAGGACAGCCTTACCAAGCAATACGTCCGAATAGGAAAGGAAGCAATAGAAGGCATTCCAGATCCTGAAGAGGCCAAAGATAGGCTAACTTACATTATGGACCAGGTAGGAACCTTACTTGAAGGACTTCGGGGAGATCAAATACCCATCTTACCTCATTACGTCGAGCTTAACCATATGGATATGAACAACGCTATCCCCGATAACAGCAATTTCCTTGATAGCATCAACGCAGACATCAGTGCTGTGCTTAACGTACCGCGTGTGGCGGCAGGTCAAGAGAAGGGTAGCACCTTCGCAGCAACCTACAATGCTAACCTATGGAGTATCATGTCGATTGAACGCCTACAAAGCGTGGTAGCAGAACGCATTCATGATCTATTCTCAAAGCACCTGGAGCTATTAGGCATACCTCACCGCAAGCGTGATCTCCCTGAACTTACTTTCCATCCTGTTGATCAGGAATCCCCACTACATAGAATGCAAAGAGCGCAAATCGGTATCAATTCGGGAGTGATAACTGTGAATGAAGCGCGTGATATTGTCGGCCTTAGAGACATAGCTAATGGTGATGAGCGTGAGCCTAAGCAAACAACACGCCCATCGCAAGCGTTACCTCGTCAGAATGAACAGGATGGAGCTTCAGATGTCCGTTGATAAGTCGTGTGGGTGTCAGACAAGCTGCATGACTTGTCTATGGTGGAGGTTTTGGTGATGGCTGATGATAAATCGTTTAACGACCGGATGGTTTCAAGAACAGTCCTTCCCGTTATTTATCTCTGGATGCTTGCCTCCGGCGCGGTCGTGGCTATGGGTATCTATGCTCCTGATGTGGTTCTCACTAATCTGGACGGCTTCATCGCACTAATCGCTATTATTGGCGGTGTGGCGGCTCCAGCTTTCAATACGCTACTTCGTATGTGGGAACAAGAACAATCAGCCGAAGGAGATGAAATACCTACTAACGCACAACATGAGCGTGACCGTGAATCCGCAGAACATGAACACGTAATGCACATGGAAAAAACACTTGAGAAGGTATGGGGTGAAAAGGATGAGTGATTCTTTTAAGCCAGTCGTGGACCCACTAACAGAAAGATTCGGTAATCCAGTTCAAGACGCACATTTTCAATGGACCCAAGCTATTCACCGCGATCTGGTTAATCTTCGAGATAATCACTTAGCACACATAGCTCAGGATCTCAACGGCATAAAGTCCGATGTTAAAGATTTGAGAACTGATGTGGATGAATTAAAAGATCTAAAAGATGAGGCTATGTCCATTGTCTCTAAGTTCGGGTGGAAGATTTTACTTATCGTGATTGCCGGTCTTGGGGGTTCAGCTGGACTTCCTATAATGATGGAGGGAATGTGATGACTTCTGATGAAGATTTAGACGCTGAGTTTTGGGCTTGGTGGGACTCTTTAACAGATTATGATCGAGAAATGTTGAGGGGTGTGTAATGGAAGACCTTGATGAAATCAAAGAAAGGGCAAAAGTTCTCGCTGAGGCAACAGGTCGTTCAGAAGAAGACGTTCTTGCTGACCTTCTTGATGACGGTGTGCTTAACGAATCCAACAAAGAAAGCAAGGATCTGGTTTCCCAGCTCAAAGAAGCAGCTGCACTGATCACTACCGTTCAGTCGATCAACAAGGAGGTTTCTGAAAACAAAGTGTTGAATGGTGGCGACAACAAAACAGAAGTCGCTATCGAAACCACACTTGAAGGCGACATAGTAGATCGAGCTATCGAATCGGCACAGCGAAAAGCTGAGAATATAAAAAAACTGGTGGCGACTTTACTCCCTTTAGTGTTACTCGTCGGGGGCGGTGGTTCCCTCGAAATGTTCGGCGTAACCGACTTCGTAGGTTCAGAAGACGATGGTGAATACTACGACGATACTTATGTTGAGATTTGGGGCTGTACTGATTGGAACGCAGATAATTATGATGAGTATGCAAACATGGATGATGGGTCTTGCTCTTACCCTGTTTATGGATGCACTAACGACGCTGCACCAAATTACAATTCCGATGCGACAGTAGATGATGGGTCGTGTGAACCTAACCCACCTCCACCTCGACCTGGCTGTACAGACCCCGAAGCTGATAACTACGATGAAGAAGCACAGCAAGATGATGGTTCGTGCGAATACCCTCCAGATCCAATACTAGGATGCACCGATTCTGAAGCTGACAATTATGACGATGAGGCCACAGAGGACGATGGATCTTGCGAATACCCACCTGAACCCGTTTATGGCTGCACAGATGATTCAGCTAATAACTACAATCCTGAAGCAACCGAAGACGACGAATCGTGTGAATACGACCCTGAACCTGAATGTGAGGTTGAAATCCATAATCACTACCGAGGACACGTAGCAGACGATGATGAACAGGATGCTATCTTAGTAGCCTTTAGAGTTCATCCAATAGATTGTGAAGGGGAGACAATTGAAATTGATATTGATATGCACCCTCCAGGTGAAGATGATGAGGTGGACTACCATCACTACATAACTGTCAGTGGAGACAATGATACTGTCGTTTCTCATGTTTTTGATCACGTTGCTGTTGGAGTGTGGGTTCCCCGTATCACAGCGATAATTGATGATGAGCAATTAGAGCGCGTGTGGTTTTGGTCGATAGAGGTTGTAGAGCAAACGTGTGAGATTAACCTATATGGTATCAACATAGGCACTAACAACACATCTGCTGTCGTGTTTTATGATCTTGATTGTGGCACAGAACAAAACGATCTCGATGGCTACAATGTGTCTGTACAGTTCCTTGTGTATGCTGTGAACTCAACCGATGACCCCATCGAGTATAACACCTCTTTACACTATATTGAAGGCTACGAAGATGACACACAGATGCTACGCCTAAGTAATTTTACTGATGGCAATACAACACACTATGATTTCTATTGGTATGCCATATGGGAAGATGCAGATGGTGAGCAACAGTTCATCGAGCGGAAGTGGTTGAATAGGGAGCTATCCCCATGAGCCATTATCAGCTCATGAATGAATCCGAAATCAAAGACAAAGTTAGCTCGTTTCAATGCCCTGTCGATAAGGGCTACCCTCAGCTGGTAACACCACTAACTTACTATACTCGCGTAGATGGTGACGAAGTTCTTGCTTACTCATCCTTTTCTGATCTGGGTTCGTTCTATTTTGTAGGCAACACCTACGTTTTACCAAAGAATAGAGGACAGGGTATCTATGGGGATCTTCTTACCAATCGCAATAACCACTTGAACGATAAGCCCAAGATTACCATTGTTAATCCCATAGAGGGTACAGACATAGATATTCTGCACAGGCAAGTCGCCAAGCAAGGAGGGGTCAAGATTAACCTATATATTCAAGTGGCGGATTTTATGTCGAAGGAGTTATACAAGGAGCTAAGTGATCTCCCCATCTATTTTTATCGGTGATACTATGCCAAATCCAAAACCAGGTGAAGAACGCGACGATTACATGCAACGCTGTATGCGTGATGGTAAGATGAACAAGCAATTCCCTGACTCGAAACAACGCTATGCTGTGTGCGTCCGATATTATGATGAATCACCAGAGGCTTCGGAGGAAACAATGGACGCGACTGACTCATTGGGTATTGACCCTAATCACGGATATGATTTGGATTACATACGCGAAGCTGAAGCTGACGAGCTTTGGGAATCTATTATTGAAGCATCACATGAAGGCTCAGTGGTTTTAGATGAGGCTACTGTTGAAGCCCTGCAATACGGACGACCAGGAAAGAATGATCCACGGAAGACACCAGCTAAACCAAGTGAACGTCGCAAGGGGTCTAAGAAAAACAAACCTGGGTCTGCTAAGAAACCTAACAAATCTATTCAAGTTTCAAAAGGAACAGAATCAAGGCTTCGCAAACTCATGACTGAACACAACGCGAAAGTCAAGAAGAAAGGTAAAGGATCTAGGGCAGGTATGGGCGCACTCAAGAGTGTGTTTCGTCGCGGTGCTGGTGCTTTCAGCCGTAGCCACGCCCCAGGCATGGGACGTACAGGTTGGGGAATCGCAAGAGTCAAGGCATTCCTATACCTTCTTCGTAATGGACGACCTTCCAACCCCAATTACAAGCAAGACAATGACTTACTTCCTAAAGGACATCCGAGAGCAAAGAAAGCTAACGTAGATGAAGACGAGGAAGTGTCTGACTTTGTTATTCTGTCAGCATCTGCTGTATATCAAGGTAGAAAGGTCACACTAAATAAACCATTTAGAACTCCTAAAGGTCCGAAGAAGTTTTCTGTTTATGTTAAGAATGAAAAGGGTAATGTCGTAAAGGTGAACTTTGGTGATCCCAACATGGAAATAAAACGTGATGACCCCGCAAGACGCAAATCATTTCGAGCAAGACACAATTGCGATAACCCTGGCCCAAAGACAAAAGCTCGTTACTGGAGCTGTAAAATGTGGGAACGATCTAAAAGTGTAAAGGACTACACAAGTTCTGAGGATCTGGAGAATCAAATCGCAGAACTTCTTTCAGAAGATTGATGAATCAGATGGTGGCTGACACCGTTCATGTCCGATGACTGTGACTGTGGTTGTGCTGATTGTGATGATAATGTCATAGCAGAAGAAATGGGTAAAGACATCTTTGATAATCCAGGCGAGGCTATGCGTCGTTCTAAGGAATTAGGATGCGATAAGGTTCACACCATGCGTCGTGACGGACAGACACTTTTCATGCCTTGTGGCACTCATGATGAATATGATAGAAAAATGTCTGAAGAAGCTGGTTATCATGATGATGATGAAGACGAGGACAAAAAGAAAGCTGAAGATGATGATGAAGAGGAATACGACGCATCAGCTAACTGTGAGTCCGGTTATTGTCCTCCTGGTTTTGAGTTTGTAGCTGGAGAATGTATTACTGTAACGTGCGATCTGGATATTCAAAGTGTTGAGGTTATAGCCGAGGCAAACACAGGTATCAATGTAATCCGAATATCTGGTGTAGCGTTCACAAATGGCTACAATAAGAATGGGTGGCGTCTTACTAAAGAAGCTGCAGAAAACACTGTTGAACAAATGGTCGGAGCCGATCTTACTCTAAATCACCCTAAGCAAAAGGGTGTTGGCTTTTCTCGAAACATGGATGGTGGAGTCGATGAAGCCGTTGTTGGTATTGTTACAGAAGCCAAGATGAACTATGGTGATGAAGACGACGAGAAATACTCTGTTCGATTCAAGGGTGAGGTGTATAGAGAGGAATTGTTCGCAGCTCTTGAGTCCGGCTTATGGCTTCGTGAGGGCTATGGTGTGTCTATCGGTGGTACTGGAATACCTACCGCTACCGAGGAAGATGAGAAGGGTCGAAGGCGCATGACTTTTGGTGGAGATTTTAGCTTTGATCACCTCGCAATCGTTCACAAACCCGCATACGCAGACGCTAAGATAGACAAAGTGGAGAAGGTTGAGCTGGAAATGCCCTCAGCCTCCACCTTGATATATCAAACGGGTGATGGCTCAATTCAACCAAAGGGTGAAGAGAACATGAGTGACGAAATCGAAATGGTCGAAGCATCGGAAGCATCTGATGATCTGGCCGCTATTCAAGAACAATTGGTATTAGCCAATGCACGAATCGCTGAGTTTGAAGCTCAGGCTATGGAAGCTGCTGAATCAGAGCGTGTTGCTCTTGTTGAGAAGGCAAGCGAGCTTGGTCTTTCCGGTCACGACGACTTTACCACTGAAATGTTAGAGCGCGTGATCTCATCCTGGGAAGCATCCCGACCTGAGCCACGCGAAATGGCTCCGGCTACTCCAGCAGCTCCTGAAGCTGTTATCGAAGCGAGTGAAGAGGTTCCTGAGAACCGCTCAGTCGTTGCTAACTACCTGAATGGGGAACTTGTTGAGTCCTCACAGGATCTTTACAGTCGCGCATGGAACGCTTGGGCTTCCGCCTGGAATGGAACTATTTCCGGTGGAGATGAACGCGCTCCAATGTTCGATGAAATCAAGGAAAAGGTGTGATTAAAATGACATACGGTGCATCAGACGCAAGAACTTACACAGTGAAAGACGGGGTTTATCCAAAGAAGGGTAGCCTACTAACTATTCAGACCAGCGATGGTAAGGTAGATCTCACTACCGCTACCGAGGTATGCCACCTCATAGCTGTTGATGAGTCCTCCAGGGACGCAGACGGCACTCTTGTAGCGGCAAGCGCGACTGTAACAGCAGTCCCTGTCGGTGGAGTAGCATTCGTACTCATGACAAATGGGCAGACGCTCACAGCTGGCGACGAAATCTTCGTCGGTGCTGATGGTTTGGGAACTGTCACAGCTGGTTCAAGCAAGAAGCTCGGTATCAATCTCGGTCCAGCAGCTACCACAGCAACAGGAGTTGTTTATCCGGTAAATACTAATGGAGCGGAACAGATCTGAGGATTTGGAGAATAAAAAATAGGAAGTGATTAAAAATGACGAACTTGAACTTGAAACAGATCTTGAACATCGAAGCAGCTGACGGACCTTTTGGTAAGGAAGATGCTGTCCTACAACAGACCCTCCGTGATTTCATCCAGCTACAATCTGATGTGATCTCCGTAGGAACAAAGGTTGTTGGAACCCGAACGGTTCCCTGGATGACCTACAAATACTACACTGGAGCTTCTGGAAGCTTTACTTTCCCAATCGACGAGAACGCAGTCGTAGATGCTACTCACATCGGAACCGAGAACTACACGGTTGCTTTGGAGAAGGGTCAGGGACGCACTGTGTTCCTCGACTCCGTTCGCCTACGTGGTGAAACTTTCGAGACATTGGATCGTCAGCAGCTTGCTATCGTCCGTCGCCGAGCTGAGGTTATCGACAACCACATTCTAAGCAAGCTTCACGGTGGAGCTGGTCAGACAAAGGCTGCAACAGCTGTTTTCAATAACGCTTCCGCAGATCCTGAGCAAGACATTCTTGATGCTATGGATCAGATTTTCGACAATGGCCGTGTAACTGGTGATGAGGCATTGGCTCTTATCCTACCGGCTAACACTCGCTCGATTCTTCTAAACACCAGCTTGTATGGAAACGTCATTGAATCTCTACAAGAACACCTGGGCCGTATCGCAAACTTGAGTATCTACTACTCGCGTGATCATGGTTCAAGTTCCGCTCTTGGAACCGACGCTGTTCTTTTGATTCCTGGTGCTGAAACCGCTGAGTTCTTCACCTACAACGGACCTGGCTACATGGAGACAGAAGTAACTCGAATGGAAGGCGTTGGCTACTCATACCTACTAACCTCCTACATGGGAACTGTGATCCACGAACACCAAGACGGTGCATCCTCCGGCACAAGCAACAGAATCTGCAAGATTACAGGCGTTATCTCCTGATTAGGAGATGGCATCTCATGAGCTGGCTTGAGCGTGTTTATGCCCAGGAAGGGCTGCAATACGTTGCTGTCCCAGATCCTGAACCTTCTATGGATTATTCGGGTCTAAAGGTAGCTGAACTACGTGATTTATTAGAAGCTCAAGGGCTTCCTACTAACGGTCGAAAGGCCGATTTGATTGCTCGTCTTGAAGAGAATAGTGAAGTGAGTACAGATGGCGAAGAAGAAGAGTAAAGCGAAGATTGTTAGAGAATTACACGATGCAGGTATTCCTGTGGACGCTGATCTCACGATAGCCGATCTTGAACATCGACTCAATCATTGGAAAGGCCCGAAGGGTTGGGTTTTACGGCGATTCCGTCCTATTCCTAATAACTACACGCACCCAGCTATGATGCTCAACATCAACGAAACAACATGGGTTCCAGATTCTGACTTCGCCGAGATTATTGTTTCATCACAAAAAGTTATGATAGTCGGTAGATGCAACACACCGCCTGAAGGTGTGCGTGTGTTAGACGTACCAAAACATCTCGACTTCTATGGTAGCCCAGGAGAGGAAGAATAATGGCTGTTACCACAACACAGATTCGTGATTTACTTAACAGACCTACGGGACTTGTTGAAGGAACAATCACAGAATACATCAACATGAGGGATCGTGAAGCTACTAAGATAGCAAGAACTAGCTCATACAACATAGGAACGGATCACCAAGTCACTACGGATCTAAAAGAAGATTTCATCAAGGCTGCTGTATGCGTCGATTGTCTTATCGTATTGATTGATACTCTCCCATCGGATCTGGAGCCAAATCAACGCACTGTCAGTGATACACGGTTTCGAGAACAATTGAACGCATTCAAAGAGCGCATGGCTACTGCCCGACAGAACATAGCAGAACCTAACGCAGCTGCCTTCGCTACGGATTCAACAGCGACCAGGCAGGAGTAAGCATGACTGATTTTTATTGGGTAGCTACCGGCACTACCGCTACTGACGCAGCAGCGGCTGGTGGGTGGAGTACAAGCTCAGGAGGTTCAGCACAGTCGTCTTGGCCTGGCTCAAGCCCTACAACCACAGATAATTTTTATTTCGATGCTAATTCAAACGCCCCTTGTATATGGGGCATCGCTTCTGTGGAATCCATAGTATGTAGCCTTACATCTCTTTTCACAGCTGGTATTCAGCTTAAAGGAAATGTGGCCCTAAAAGGATTACAATTGAACACACCTCTTACTCTCAACAGTGGAACCGCGTCTTCAACACTCACATTCAGCAGTCCTTTGAGTGGCTTTCGAGATTCAGCATCAAAGGATAGATTTGTTTTGAATGGTCAGAAGGCTAACGTCACAGGAGACATTACTTACAAGTTTCAAGGAAACGTGTACTTAGATGACGGCCCATATCAAAAGATAGATCTCAATAGTGGTATCTTACTACCTGGTTACAATGTTCCTACAAGCACTGTTCATGACAATGCTGATGACGGCTTTGCTCATGTTAAGGGGGCATTCATAACATCAGGTGGAACAGTGTCCAGATCCACAGTAGTTCCTAACCGAGCTTTAGATTCAGCTAAGAAGTTCAAGATCGATACTACCACATTCACTTATGCACATACCAGCTTTGATGCTATGCTGTCCCAATGGTGGTTTAGAGGTATTACTTTGCCTGTGTCCGGCTCTACGACATATGGTGGTGGTTCTCCAGCTTTCCAAGCTAAACACCACTCGATTGTAATCTTCGCAAGCTCGGCTGGTGATAAAGTAACAATTACATCGGGTCTTACTCTCGACTGTTATGATCTGGAGATTCGTGCTGGTGCTAGATTAGTCAGCTCATCAAACGGAGATCCCGTAACAATCCGCACACAAAAGCTTCCCACGATTAACGGTGGCTGGTCTTTCGAGCCGGTAGCATCGTTTGAGTTCGTATCTCCCAGGAACAACCCTGTCCTTCCTATCGTTCGTGGCGGAACAGGACTGAAGACCATAGGAACAGCTGGGCAGGTATTGAAAGTCAATAGCAGTGCTAACGCTCTTGAATATGGAGCTGTCTCCGGTGGATCTGGAACAGTAACAAGTGTTGCTACCTCAGCCCCAATCACAGGAGGAACAATTACAGCAACAGGTACAATCGGTATCAGCGCGGCAACGACAAGTGCCGCTGGATCTATGTCTTCGGCTGATAAGACCAAGTTAGACGGTATCGAAGCCTCGGCTGACGTTACCGATGCAACAAACGTGGCGGCGGCAGGAGCGTTAATGGATTCAGAGCTTACAGATTTAGCTGGCGTCAAAGGTGTAACAATATCTACGCTTCAAGTAAAGCCAAGTGAGGGTGCATTCGCAAATGGAGACAAAACTAAACTCGATGGAATAGCTGCTAACGCTACTGCATACGCTGATGCTAACGCACAACAAGCATCTCTTGGTGTGGCACTAACAACAGTGACGCTTGGCACAACCGTTAGCGGTTTTACTTCGGGTGCATACACAATCGCACCCTTGAACAACGTCGTGAAAGACGTAACAAGTGCGTGGGATGGCTCAGGATATTACTTTACTGCACCCGCCGATGGGATCTATCATGTTACTTTCAATGCCTCTATACAAGGACTTACCACCTTATCACACGTTGCTATCACTAGATTATACAAAGACACAGGCAGCGGATTTAACTTCATAGCATCTGGAAGCACCGCCAGACAAAGTGGTGCTGTGGCAGTAGGAAATGTAACTTTAGCCCTAAATACTGGTGATAAGTTAGCACTATATGTTTATCATGATGGGGGTTCCAGTAAGAATCTTCTTGGTGATAACATAGCACCAAATTACACAATGATGTCTATTAGGATGGTGGGTCTATGACGAAAACATTAGAACAAGTATTGTTAGAAAACTATCCTAATTACATACCTTACTTTCATGGCTGTGTTCAAGATGATGGCGACGGTCCTTACTTTCGCAGGGACATATGGCCGAGTGAGCTTGGAACAGCACCAACAGACGCACAATTAACGGAGTGGATGAATGAATGAGTAAAAGAGTAGGAAAGATCGTGTACACCCCACCTGAAAGGTGCTTAAATCACGTGATCATAGAAGAGACACCGCATGGCTACAAAATCTATCAACGGGGTCAAGATAGACCTTTCAAGGTGCTACCTTTAAGCGTGGTAAAGAGCGTGGATTACAATGAGGGAGAGCGTTAGTCATGGACATCGAGCTTTGGTTAGTAGCTGTTTTAGCTGGTGTTGCTTTCGGACTTTGGGGTTGGGAGAGATGGAAGGCTATTACCGCAGATGGTAAGATCACTCTCGATGAAATCGTCGCCGCCGTAAGGGAGGCCGCTCCAATGGCGCAAGACGTCAAGGAGAAGGTCGAAGATGCGGTGGACGGTGAGGAAGAGTGACTTACTACTGTTCAACCGCAGACGTAGCTCAACGCTTAGGTCTTGATGCAGCTCAACGCACCAGATCCGCAAGTCGATTAGGTAGTGTGATCCGTAGAGCTACTGTTGAAATCGATTCCTGTTTTCGTAACTACGGTCGTGATGCACCCTCCCGCGAAACAGCTTCTTCGACGTTAAATGGCGGAGTTAGTGCTGGTGCTACTACTATCACACTCGCAAGCGGAACGGGCTTTAGCAACGCAGGTAACGGTAACGTCGATGGTGATTCATTCAAGTGGACTGGTAAATCTACTAACGACCTTACAGGTGTTACTGGACTTAGCGCGGATCACGCCACTGGGGTCACGGTCGAACAGGGTGAGTTCGCTCATGTTATGCGCGAGGTATGTGCTGACATCGCTGCAGGTATGTATCTTCAAGATGAAGCTGCTTTTTCAACAGAAACAGCTATTCGCGCTCCGATCTATACCCAACGTGGCTACGAACTTCTATATCGAACAGCCAAGCTTGGGACGGTGGATTGATGGCAAAGCAACACTATCAAACATTCAAGGCTAAGAACCTCAGTGGAGGATCTAGCAACATAGGAACAAGTAGGCGTCAGGGTCTTCTTCGTTTCACAGTGGACTTCAATAGCCGTGAGCTGGAAATGAGCCTCGGACGTATGGCTCAAGAGGGGCAAGATGTCCTTACTCGATTTTCTGTATTGGCTTTGAGAAGGGCCATGAAGGAAACACAGGAGCTTTTACTTGAGCAAGAAATAGGCGATGGTCGTACAGCCCGTGATGTTCGTAACGATGCTGTCGCTGGATCGAAAAATATCTATGTTCGTTTAGCTGAATCTCTTCGTGTAACATCATCGAATAATCGAGCAAGAATCTATTCAGCACCTTATCCTACCGGATATGTCTCTCAATCCCGACCTGGGAAGGTAAAACTCGCACGTATTCATGCCGGAGGTTTAGATGAGTTCCCGTATTCTGAGAATCTTCCTATGTATGTGAAGTCATCAATAAGATACGCTGCATTTGATAGGGCTAATAACCCGACAGCTCGCGGTAGAACACACGCTCAAACAAGCGGAATGAAAATGGCCGAGGAACACCCAGGATTCTCAAAGACAGATTTCTTAGGTTATGCGGAGCGGGTTTATGCAGACATATTCAACGAGGAACTATTCGACTATATTTTTAACAAAAGTGAGTTTAGACGTATTTTTAGTAGGGTTATTGCGTCTAAGGGTACTGATGGTAAGATGGATGGCTACCTTCGAGACATTGTTCACAACCCAGGAACAAAGCATGAGTATGTAGAAAAGAAGCAAGCGTTTAGAACATATAGAAGAAACAGGAGTCAGTAACAATGGCGGTCGCACCTTTTACTACAATTTGGTCGAGTCGTATAGATGGGGGAGATCCCACAGACCCACCAGGCTCACAGAACACAGCTTTCACAGGAAGTGCTGGGTCAGCTGACGGTAAGAATTGGAAGATCAATAGTAGCACAGGATCTGGCTACTACTCACTTACACCTACTACTACTGCCTACACAATGTTCATCGGCATTTCTTACACTAACGCGAGTGATCTCCCCGCTGATGGGACAGTTCTCGCTGAGTTGGACAACGGCACAAAGAAGGTTCAGCTTCAGGCTGATGGGACAGCTACCGGACTAAAGCTCGTAGGCGCAACAACACAGTCGTTTGGCGATCTGGATCTAACTCGAACAGAGGTTGATTCGTTACCTACTTCTGTTCGTATCACTCTTGACGCAGCTGGTAACGCGAAAGCCTATCTGTTTGAGATTATAGAAGGTGATGATGGTAACGATCTGACTTTAGCTGTTGCGGGTTCTAGCGGTTCAAGTGCAACAGCAAAGTGGGGCAACAATGACGGAGAGGTAACTTGGCATACCACTTACCTATGTACAGCTGGAGCGTTCAATCCTGATGAGATTTCTATTGCTGACTATACTACACAAACACTCATCCAAACCGCATTCTCTGTTATCGAGACACTAAAGGATAGTTCACGATTTCATCTAAAGTCAGTCGATCCAGGCTCTATCTATTATGGTTATGATCTCAGCTCACAAATGATGACCCGCACAGTGCTACCAGCTATCGTAGTTCTTGTTGAACGTATAGACAGCCCTGATATGTACGCGCTTGCTGGTGTTGCCGCTGAATACACCTTTAACGTAAGAATCATGGTTGTTACAAAGGGAATCGACTACAAGAACGCATATCGTCAAGGTTTGGATCTGGTCGGTGAGATAATGGACGAGCTTTACGCTAAGACAGGACTCAAAGCATCTGTGGACTCTCTTACAGCGCATCAGACCCGCCTTGATAGTCGAATGGACCCCGATGAACAGATTAGTATTCACGACATATCACTAACATATATGAAAAGAATCGATCTCCATCGTCGCTCACCTTGATAAGTCGCCCGAATAGTGATTCGTTATAGGTGAGTCCATGACAAACGTGTTAGCGAGCCGATATGTAGCGTTCATCAAGGAATCGACTTATGGTACAGCGGTAGCCGCAAGTTCGAGTTATAAAATTGGTGAAGTGGATGATGAATCATTTACTCAACAGTTCGACGTTCTAAACCGAGCGAGCATGAGCCATTACGGAGCTACCGCAGCTACTGAAGGTGTCTTTAGCTCATCCGGTGATATTAACGCGCCTGTAATCCTCGATGATTTTACTTTGATTTGTTTCTTTGAAGCCTTTGGTGTGGACACTTACAGTGGCGGATCAAAGCAACATCTTCTAAGCGAAACAACCGATGAAGATAATCTAAACTCCTACACTATTCGTGTGGGCCGTGAAAACAAAGAACACGTTTTCACAGGTATGGTTCTTGATTCTATTTCCCTTAGCGCGAACATCAACGAGTATGCTATGTTCAACGCTTCTTTCGTTGGATGCGGTGAAGCAGGAACAGCATCTCTTCAAACACCTGGCTCCAGTTTCCCTAACTTTGAGGGATCAGAAGCTTTGCACTTCTCTCGCGCATTCGTTAGGTTTGGTAACGCGGCTACGGACACACAATTTTCAAAGGCAATCACCAGCTTTGAAGTAACAATCAATTTAGGTCGTGATGTAGAAAACGCCAGATCGCTTGGAGACAGCACTTACGTCCGAAAGCCAAACCCTACTCTAAGAGAGATTAGTGGTAGCATAGAGTTCAACCGAGCTTTGTATGCTACTTCTCAAGCTGACGACCCTGGTGGCACAGCATCTGGTTCTCCAACATACGATGAGTTAAGGCAAGGTCTTGACAGAAACGGAGATAGCGCAGGTCAGGCAGCACTTTCGATTCTCCTTGAAGAATCAGGTGGCTCTAACTACTTCAGGATGGATCTCTTCAATGTTCATTTCGAGGCTCCTGAAGCTGCAGTAAGTGGTCGTGATGGACAAACTATGAGTGTTAGCTTCGTAGGTCTTTATGATTTAGGAGACAGCAACGCTATGGCTCGGTGCTTATTTGAGAAGGACGGCCTCAACGCTAATGCTGCATACACATGATGAGGTGATTTAGGTGGCAGTAGGCGACGGCGGAATCAAGATAGTCGATAAGACAAAGATTACAGTAGCCTCTCTTGCTACTAACTTAGCATCACTTCAAACTGATCTCCAAACATTCCTTCGTGGTAGCACTTTTGCTAACAACGATATTATCTATCAAATAATCTACGAGCGCAATAAGAACAATAACGATGTAATGGTTTATGTCGTATTTGAAGATCAGTAATAGTCGGCCATGAGCCATAAGTAAAAGAAGAAGTGAAAAAAATGCCAGTGAAGAGAAAAGAAGTCGAACTAGACGATGGACGCAAGATCTGGGTGCGGCAAGCATCCGGTATGGACAAACTCAAAATCGAGGCCAAGCAGGGGCGAGTACTCCGCAAGGTCCGTCACTTCGGAGTGGACATGACAGCATGGACCGAAGAACAACAAGATGAGTTCTTGGAACTATGTGATGCGGAAGGCTGTGGCTTTACGGATCAGGTAGAAGCTTGGGTTCCTAAGTGTGTTCTCGACGATGTTGATACTGACTCCCTGACAAGTGAAGAACTTGTCCGAATCCTAAACGTGATTCGAGGGGAGGACACGGATGATGTTGTCCCTTTGGCGTAATCTATCAGGTAGCCCCGATCCTGTGTTCGACGTTCAAGGGGATTCTTCCTTCGGATCTGGTGGACAGATACGATGGGCCGTTAGGTCGTTGGAAGATGGAGTTAGATGTAGCAGTAGCTGGAGAAATAGCAGACCAATTGAACGAGTCAGCTCAGTCCAACAAGAAAGGAGCCAACCGCAACAAAGCTCGCGGTGCTGTGGCTCGTCGGAAACAGCGCAGAAAGCTGTATTCGGGAGTCGAAACGAGTGATTCGCTTAAGAGTATGATGGAGGGAGATTGATGGCACGTGTTGGTGGTTCCCGTGTATTCTTCGACGTTATTGGTGTGATGAACACAGCCAAGATGGTCAAAGATGCTCAGGACTCCGCCACAGTGATTCGTGCGTTATATCTTGATGCCTTTGAAGGGATCACAGGTTCTTTAGACGGAATATTTGGAGGCGTAACTCAGGCGGTAGAAGCCCTTCGTGATCCCGCTATGGAGCTTGGGGAATCACAGATTTTCTTCCGTAAGTTCTTCGACTTCGACGATGTTGCTGCTTATGAATCACGTATTATGGATCTAGGAGTGGCCTTTGGGTTCACTGCATCCGAAGCACTTGAAGCCGGTGCAAAGATGGCGCAGCTCGGTGGTCAGATTGGTGGTCAAGGAGCTGTTGAAGGTCTAACCGAAGCAAGTATGTTATTCGGGTTAGTCGGTGGTATGACTACTGAAGATGCGGCAACAAAGCTGGTTTCGTTAGGTCAGCAGACAGGTTTCTTCTACGAAGGGACTACAAGAGAGGCAC